TATACTGCCGAACATTTTGGAACTTCCAAGAGTTCGGTTCAAAGACTTATTAAAAAATACAATGGTGTTAATAAAGAAAAAATCGAAGAAATGTTATCGAAGAATTTAGAAAATAGTAGATTTAAGGAGAAACAATGAGTTATAATGAGTATGAAGAATTAGATCAAATAGAAGAAGAAAATAAGTGCAAGTGCTGTAATAAAAAAATTAAAATATATAAACAGGGTTATTGCAAATCTTGTTATTATTTAATGCTTCAAGATGTTTATTTATTAAAACCAGGAGCAAAATTTCAAACAGATAAACAATATAATTTGATTAAGGAATTTTTAATGAATCCTAAAACAGACAAAAAAGAATTGGCTTTAAAATATGGGATATCATTGAGAACGGTTTTTTATACAATTAATAAATTTACTATTAAGAAAAAAGTTATTAAATAATACTATGTATATATTATTTATACATAGTTTTTTGTTAGAAAGGAGTGTTTATAATGCAAACAGATATTAATAATCACTACTCATTGTTTGATGATTTTGATAAAAGATACAAGATTATTCTAAAATATGATAAATATTATTTGAATGAAGATTTATTATATTCATTTATGAAAGACTTTAAGGATACTCTTTATAATATTATTCATAATGTTTTATCCCCAGTTAAAAGCGTTGCAGAAAACGAAAGTATGATTCGATTCTACTGCAATTATATAAGAGAAAAAATTTTGCCATTATGCAATAATAAAATAGATAATTTATCAAATAGATTGAAAATAGCAAATGAACAATTCCTTATAGAAGAAAGACAAAAAATAGCCCCTAATTTAAGAAGATGGTTAGATATAGAAGATGACTACTATGCTTTGGCAAGTTATCGTAATTTGGTTTATTTTGCTTTTTATTTAGAAAGGGGCAAACCATTAAAGACTAGAGTTTGGGATAAAACCATGCACTTATTTGAAAATCTATTTTATTATATGGAACAAATGGTATTTGATGAAGATAGTTTAGATTTGATTAGAGCTAGTTTTTTCCCAGGTGCAGGCAAAACATTCGCAGCAAACTTACTTGTCGCTTATTGGTTTGGATATGATATAAATATTTCATTTTTGCGTATTACATATTCTGATGATCTAGTAGAATCATTTACAGGGCAGATACAAAATATTCTAGATAGCGAAAGATACAAAAAAATATTTCCTTATTTTAATAAAGAAGATAAAGAATTATATAAAAAGAAGAATACTGATACAATATGGTTTAAGGGTTGCGATACTCCTAATTTTTATGCAAGAACTAGAGATGGTCAATCAACTGGTAAGCGTGGTAAAATACTAATTATCGATGATATTACAAAGGGTAGAGATGAAGCCTACAAAATTGAACTTCATAAAAAGATAGTTGATAAATACGATTACGATTGGACTTCAAGAGCAGACAATGAAAAACAAAAAGTTATTGCTTTAGGAACAATGTGGAGTAGATTCGACCTATTGAATATTATCCAACAAAGAGTTGAGGCCGATGGTGCGTTGATTCCAGTAAAGGACAGAAAATATACGAAAATTAGTTCAGATGGACTATCTGTATTTATTGGAGTTCCTGCGTTAGATTATGATACTGACGAATCAACTATTCCGTTAAGATATTCAACCCAATACTTTAGAAAAAAGAGAGATAAATCTGCCGATAAGTCATTGTTCAATGCAGTATATCAACAGATACCAGAAGAGCCAGAAGATTTATTATTTGGTTATTCAAAATTAAATACATATAATGATAAAACCTTCCCACAAGCAATTTTAGAAGGAAATTATGAATGTAGATGTCAGATTGATCCTAATAGAAAAGGATTCGACTACTTTGTTGTGTTATTCTTTAAAAGATATGAAATATCACATAAAGTTTATAGTAAATGGTATTTAACGGATTGTATTTGTAAAAAGAAAAATTTTAAAATTATTAAGCATGAAGTTATAGATAAAATCATAAAACATAATGTATCTAAATGTGGTGTAGAAATAAATACGTCAAATGAATTAGGAGATACTATAAAAAGTATGTTAAAAGTTCAAAAATATACCGATATATATATTGATGAAATATATTCTACTGAAAATAAGGAAGAAAAGATTGCTGCAAATCAAGACGAAATTGTTAATGAATTAGTTTTCCCAGAAAAAGATATGTTTAGTCCATCTTCCGAAATGGGTATAGCTATGGATATGCTTACTACTTATAGTTGTGAAAAAAAGAATGAGCATGACGACGTTCCCGACTGTTGTGCAACCTTTACGGAAAATAATATCGGTGTTGACCTAGATAATGAAACCAAAGTTTTAAAGGCTAATTGTAGGTTATAAAAATTTTCGAAGATATTTATAAATATTTTAGAATGTATATATTGACAAAAGATAAAATAGTTTTTAAAATTAAAATATAAGGTATTGAATACTATGTAATAGGAGGAGTGTGCAAAATGGCAAGAAAAATTTGTGGTAGAAAAAAGATTACAATACCAATTTCAGAAGAAAAATTTTTAAAAGACCCCTCCGCAGTAATTGAACATTATTTAGGACAATGCGTTTCCAAAAACAATCAAAACAAAAAAGATTATAAAATTTTGAATGATTATTATTGCGGTCTCCAAGATATTTTAAAGAAAACCAGATTGAATGGCGATACTGAAAATAATAATATTTTACTTGCAAACCATTTATTTAGACAAGTTGAATTTAAAAAAGGATTCATGGTTGGAAATCCCATTTCATATTCTTTAGCAGTGAGTGATAAAAGCACAGCGGATTTAACGCTATTACAAAGATATTTAAAAGATAGTAATAAATCTAGTAAAGATACTGATAAATACGAAAGTTTGTATATTTGTGGTATGGCTATGCAATACATCATTCCTAAAAGAACAAATTTTGATAAGAAAAATGAAGCCCCTTTTGAATTAACAAATATTGAGATTGGTAATGCTTTTAAAGTTTATACTTCCGACTCTTCACAAGTTCCTTTATTTGATGTTGTTATTAATGAAGTTGTTGATGAAAATTGGAATGTAAAAAAACAATATGATGTATATTTTATCATACCAAATTTGAATGATGGATATTGTGTTTGCCAAACTTATGATGAAAATTATAAAAAACTAGGCGAACCAGAAAGAGAGCCTCATAAGTTTTTGCCGCTTATTGAATATGCGTTGAATAAAAACAGATTAGGTATTATCGAATTGGTATTCCTTATTCAAGATGGTGTAAATATGATCTTGTCTAACCAGGTTGACGACATTGTAGAATTTGTAAATGCCTTTTTAGTATTTGAGAATCAAGATTTAGGCGAAGATTGGGGTAAAACAGTAAAAGAGTTTAGAAAGAATAGAGCCATTCTTTTAAAAACAAAAAATCCTCAAATCCCAGCTAAATTAAGTTTGTTAAAACAAGCAATGCAAAATGGAGAAATCAAAGAGGCCATTAATTTACTTATTGAAATGATGTATGACATCACTGCAACACCTCAAACAAGCGGTGGTGTAACAAGTGGTGGAGATACAGGTCAAGCAAGAATATTAGGTAATGGTTGGGAATCCGCTCAAAATCAAGCACAAGTAGATATTTCTTATGTTTTACAATACGAGAGAGAATTATTAAGAAAGATTCTATCTGTTTGTAAAGAAGATAAAGTATTAGAAGAATTATATGTAGGAGATATTGATATTAAGTATTCTATTAATATGAGTAATAATTTATTAGTTAAGACTCAATCATTAAGAAACTTATACGATATGCACGTTCCATACGAAGATGCATTAAATATTACTGGTGTTACAAATGATTCTCATGGATTAGCAGAAAAATGGGCTAAAAATGATGAAGAGCAAAAAACTTTATCTATGAAAATGCAACAAAAGAATTTAGGGGAAGATGTAGATCAAAACCAAAATGATGATTCTAACGCTAACAATAATAGCGAATAAATAGAATAGACTAGAGAAAGTCTTTAATCACGCAACATAGGTTAGAGAAAACCTTAAAAAACGCAGAAAGGAAAATTAAAAATGAGAGAAAATGAGAGAAAGAAATTGTTATTGCCTTTAGATATTCAAATGTTTGCTGAAGGCGATGGCGAGGGTGGAGATGGAAACCCAAAGACATATTCCGAAGAGGAATACAAGAAAGTTCAAGATGAATTAGCCAAAATGAAGGCTTCTTTTGATAAGACATCCTCCGAATTAGCAGCCGAAAAGAAAAAGGCTAAAGAAAAGTTAAGCGAGGAAGAAAAGAAGCGTTTAGAAGGCGAAGAAAAGGAAAAGCAATTTGCCGAGATGCAAAAAGAATTAAAGCAAATGAAACTTTCAAAGAATCTTTCTAAAGTATTCACTAATGAGGAAGAATGTGAAGGTATCGCAAAGGCTTTTATGGATGATGACATTGATAAGGTTATTGAGTTGATTGGTAAATCACAAGAAAACTTCAAGAAACAAGTAGAAGAAGAAGCAAAGTCAAAATTCAGTAAGAGTGCAAAGGTACCGGGAGCTGCCGATGACAATGGTGGTGGCGAAAATTCCAAAATCGCAGAGTTAGCTAAAAAGAAATCTACAAAAGTAGAAAGCAAAACTGATGCGTGGGATAAATTTAAAAATAGATAATAAAGAAAAGGAGAAAAAATATGATTAAGAATTTTTTAGCAAGTGCAGTTGGTTTAAGAAAAGAAACTGTCCCTGTATCCGTTAATTATGCCGTTGAAGAAGATGGCAAAAAGATTCTAAAGGCTGGTACTTTAGTTCCAGTTTATACTGAATTAGTTGGTGCTACACCAAGATATGCAGTATTATTTAATGATACTGATGTTACTGATAAAACAGAAGGAGCTGTTTCCGTAGGTGGTGTTACAAGAGGACACATTTTAAGAGATGTTATTATTGAGGCAGAACAGCCACAAGAACAAGATTTAATCGCACAGGGTTTATACATGGAAAATTACAAAGAAGCTCAATATCCAGAAGATTCAGCTGGCAATATGATAACTTATAGAGTAGAAAAAATCGATGGCGAAATCACTGGTGGCGATGACGAGGAACAAGGTGGAGGCGGTGGAAAGTAGTTTTATAACTATTAACCACTATTCTACATTAAAATAATAATATAAGAAAATAATATAAAGGAGAAAAAAATATGGATATTTTAAAGTATTTAGCTAGAGAAAACCTAGATGAATTTTCTAGAAACTATAATTATGATACTGACTTTTTAGGAGATGTATTATTCCCTAAACAAAAGACAGGAAATTTAGCTATTAAGGTTAAACAATTAGTAAAGAATGGTAACTTACCAGCTATCGCAAAGTTTAGTGCTTTTGATGCAGAAGCTCCAATCGGTAGCAGAGAAACTTTCCAAGAGAAAGATTATGAGAAACTTTTAATTAAGGAAAAGATTCAAGTAGGCGAATTAGACTTATATCTAAAGGGTATGTCCGATGATGAAATCATTGACTACTTATATGATGATATGTCTATCGAAACTCAAAGAGTATTAGCAAGAGCAGAGTTAGCAAATATGCAAGTTCTTTCTACTGGTGCTTTAACAATCCAAGAAAACGGATTTAGCGATGTAATTGATTATGGTTATGACACAAATCATAATATCTCTTTATCTAACTGGAATGACCCAACTCACTCTATCGTAACTGATTTAGAAAACGTAATTGCTGCTGCAAAGGCAGAAGGCAAAGAAATCCGTAGAGCTGTAACAAGTGCTAAAATCGTTGGCTATATGGTGCATAATGAGGAATTAGTATTAGCTCTAAACTCTGTAAATTTAGCAGCAACTAGAAAGAATGTATTAAATTACATTTTAGAGGCTTATGGAATTGACTTTGTTGAAAATGATAGACTATATAAAGTTGAGGGCGGCGACGTTGCAACTCATAGATTTTTCCCAGAGGATAAGATTGCGTTCTTTGGTGCAGACGCTTTCGGTGTAGGTTTATTAGCCCCTACTCCAAGTGAAATGCAAACAGTTAAGGCTCCAGGCGAGGCCGATATGAGACAGTTTGTTTATTTATCTGCATGGTCAACAAATGATCCAGCAGCCACATGGACTATGGGTAGTATGGTTTACTTACCATTACCATTAGACATTGATGGTTTATTTATCGCTACTCATACAGAATAATTAAATAAAAACAAAGTTTAAGGAACACTTGAATAAAGGATTTAATTCCTTAAAGGGTGTTCCTTTTTCTAAAATAAAGGAGGGTGTTTAAAAAATGATATATAAAAGAGATGAGTGTATAACATATTTTAAAAATAAATATCCTTATATGGATTCAAATGATATTGGCTTATTATTTGATGAAGTATGTGATATTTATATAAATACAAAATACCCATTTAAAGAAGTATATGAAGTAAGTGAGAAAGACTTTAAGAAACATCCAACATGGTTTTTAAGATGTATGAAAGAAATTATTAGCCAAAAAGGATTAAATAATCTTGTAGGTTATTCTGAAAATGGTGTTAGTTTTAAATTTGATAAAGCAGGATTGTCTAATGATTTAATGGATGAAATAGTAAGTGAGGCTGGTGTTTTTTAATGAGATTTGGAGAAGATATTTACTTTTGCAAAAAAGAAAAAGGAGTCGATACCTTTTCTGCCCCAGAAAAAATAACATTACAGCCTAATCATTTTAGTTTACAGCCTAGTAAATCAACTACTGATATTATGGTTTATGGCAAAGATATTGATAAAATATTTATTGCTTTAGCTCCTATTGATGTATGGGGAGCGAATAAATTTAAAGTAGGAGATAGATTTTATCTGGATTATGCAAAGCCAACCGATGATGAGGAATATGGCGAAAAAGCAAATGCAGAAATTATATCTGTTAATTATCAAAATTTATTCATAAATATAAAAATAAGAAAAATTGTAATAAATCAAGAAGAGGATTAATTCTATGGCTAGAATAAGTCTTAACAAAAGTGGAAAGCCTAAAATTACAGCCAAATGGAATAGAATTGATTTAAGCGGATTAAAGCATTTTAAACGTTCTTTAGAGGATATACAAACAAATAGTGGGTTATACTCCCAAAAATCAAAAATAAATGAAATTTCCGATATTGCATACGATATTTTAAATGCTAGTTATAGTTCAACTCCATTTGATGTTCAAAAACCAATTATTGATAATGGAGTTGCTAACATTTATGTTGTAGGCGATGGAATTGCATTTGATGAGTTCGGAACGGGCTTTTATGCTAAAGGCTCATATCATGGAGAATTACCTACTATTACATTAGAATTTGAAAGTGCTGGATTTATTCAAACCACAAATGGATGGGATTACTATTATGATTGGAAAGGACCAGGCAATAAAAATCCTAAAAAGACCTATGAGGGTGTTAAGGGTTGGTTTACAAAAAAAGAGGGCAAACCTTATTTCCATACTGGTAATAGAGCAAGTAATAGATTTTATAATGCTACTATTAAAATAAAAGATACATTGAAAGGAAAATAATTATGATATTTAAAAAAGATTTTATTAATGATATAAAACAATATATAGTAAATGAATTTTCAAATGATAATAATTTTTCTAATATCAAAGTAGAAAAAGCATATAAAGTCGAAAATACACTTACACCACCAGAAATTGACATTTATGTCGGAGATGATAGAGAAGATACGAGTTCAAATTCTTATGATGAAGAGAATATATCAATAATTCCTATTACATTTTATTGTTATTGTAAAGCTATGTTTATGAATAATGAAGAAGAAAAAACTGATGTTGTTGATTCTACACAAGCATTAGCAGAAACATTAATGAACATTATGAATAAAAACAAACTTGCTTTAAATAATTTGAACATCATTTCTGCTACTAGAATGAATTATGTATCACCTCAAAAAGTAAGAGATGATTCTGTTTATGTATCTATTATTAGATATGAGTTTAAAGTTTTAAATAATTATGTTAAAATATATAATATATAAAGGAGAAAATAAAATATGGCAAATAAAAACGCATTAACAAGTATCGGTTTAGTTGTAGCGGTAGCAGTTGAAACAACAGCAGGCACAAAACCAGTTACAAACTATTATAAAGTTCCTGGAGTAACTGACTTACCAGATTTAGACTTTGATCCAGATACAATCGAAACAACTTCTTATGACAATTTAGATTATAAGAGTTATTTACCAGGTTTAAAAGATACTGGTGGTATTGTATCTTTAGAAGCAAACTATACTGAATATGGTGTAGGTATGTGGGATGATATGGCAGCTACTATCGAAGCTGATACAACAGGTATTAAAGCATGGATTTTAGTATCTATTGAAGGAACTACAACAAAGTGGTTTATTCCAGCTAAATTAGTTGAAACAGGTGTTCCAACAGCTCCAGTAAACGATAAAGTATCAACTACTTATAAATTTACTGTTTTAGGCGATATTGTTAAGGAAACTATTGCAGATATTTCTACATATATCGCTTCAACTGATTATCCAGTATAAAAAAAGAAAGAGGTAAATGAGAATGATTAAGATCAATGGAAAAGAATATGAAGAAAAAGATTTTGACTTTGGTGCTTTAGCAAAATTAGAGGAATGTGGATGTTCTTTTGAGGATTTAAAAGAGGTTGAAAAACCAATGGCTTTAGTTATCGGTTTAGTTGCATGGATTCTAGATTGTAAAAAGTCTAGAGCAATCAAAGAAATCAATGAGCATATTATGAATGGCGGAAAACTAGATGAGTTATACAATATTCTAGATTCTGCTAAAGATAGTGATTTTTTAAAGGCACTGATGAAGAATCAAGCGTAGAGCCTAAATCAAGTGCCACCCATAAAAACAATAAGGAATATGGCAGTATAAAAGAATGGATAAATGAAGTCTGGTTACTGCCATATTTGTCTATTGGAGGCTCTAGAGAAACGTTTTGGCATCTAACTCCTAAAGACATTATGATTGATTTCAGAGCATATCAACAAAAAATAAAGCAGCAACAACAACTAGCATGGCTTAATGGTTTTTATGTTAAGAAAGCAATCGAAAGTTCTATATTTATGTGTGGACTTGCGGATAATAAAGCATTAAGGAATTTACCTAAATATCCAGATTTTCCGAAGGATGAAGAAGAAGCCATAAATGAAGAAGAAATCAAAAAGAAAAGGGAATATATGATTGCTAAAATGAATTATTGGACTAAAGTTAATAATAAGATGTTTAGTAAAAATAAAAATAATAATAAATAATAAATAATAAAGGAGGTATATAATGGCTAACCAAGAAATAGATAGTTTGTCATTAGAAATAGCTATTACTGGATTAAATGAAAGAGATATTAAAAATCTTGAATCATTATCTAATAGCATTGCTAAATTACAAAGAAGTCTAAAAAATTTAGAACTAAAAAAATTGCAGCAAATTGACATACCTCAAAATATTAAAGGTGTTTCTGGTGTTGAAATTCCTATAATGAAACAATTTGATAGCAGTTTCACTGAAGAAGCCAACAAATTTAATGAAACATTTAGTGAAGTAGAAGAAACATTTGAAAAAATCGGCGAAAGTGTAGGTAATATTAAAACAGATATTGAGGGCATAAACACTAGCGTTCCTAAAATAAAAACAGGTGTAAAAGATGCTGGTGATGAAGCAAAAAAGACTGGTAAAAAAATAAAAGAGCCTAGAAAGCAATTAAATGAAATTGAAAAGCAATTAAGAAGAATCAAGACAATCGGTTTAGTAAAATTGATTCGTGGTGCTATGCAATCATTCATTCGTGGAATGGGCGATGGATATAAAAATCTAGCATTATTCGATTCACAATTTAATGAAACATTGTCAACTCTAAAAACCGCCAAAACACAAGCATTTAATAGTATAGCTTTAATTACTGCTCCTTTAGTATCTGTAATTACACCAGCTATCACAACTATATCTAATAGCCTTATAGGTGTAGCAAATAAAGTAAGCGAAATAACTGCATCATTAAAGGGTGCTACTACATATACAAAAATCAATTCAAAGTATATGGAAGATTATGCAAAGAGTATGCAAAAAGCACAATCATTTAGTTTTGATACATTCAACGCTTTAGATATTCAAGACGATAGCATGTTTGAAACTGAAGAATTAGATCAAGCAGTAGATAAGTCAACAGACATATTTACAATCTTTAGTGATTTAAAAGATACATTTGAGGATATAAAATCCTTTATCGGTGATGTTGTAAAATTAGTAGGTGGATTCTTAAAAGATAATATTGGAAATCTAAAAGAAATAATCGCACAAAGCAAAGAATTTACTTCAGTGGCTTTTAATATATTTAAGTCAACGGATTTTACTAAATTATTATCTACAATAAGTAATAAAGTATTACCAACTATTATTAAATTAGTAGGTAGTATATTAGATGTTGTAGAAAGAATCATGATTGCATGGCAGCCTATAAATGATCTTATAACTGAAGAATTGACTCCAGCTATATTAGAAATGTTAGCTTTTGGATTGACTCCGATTGCAGATATAATCACAATGTTAGCTCCTATAATCGAGGCAATTATAAAAGGTGTAGTTAACGTATTGCATCCTATTTTGCAAAAGATAAAACCTATATTAGAGCCTATTATGAATATTGTTTCAAGAATATGGGAAGGAGTAAGTTTTGTATTAAGCAGTTTATTAGAAAAATTCCCAGGTGCAATATCTAGAATATTTGATTACATCCAACCAATAGTGGCAGTAGTAGAGCAAATATTTAATTTTGTAAAATATATTTTTGAAGCTGTCGATGCTATGTTGCATGGCGATTGGAGTAAATTCGGCGATTCATTATATAATGCAGGAAAAGCAATATTGATGGGTTTATTAAAATTGTTCGCTGGACTTATTGATGGAATTGTAAATGCGGTAGTATCGGTTATCAATTTAATTATTGCAAATCCAGTAATTAAAACTATTGTAGGATGGACTGGCAACGAGTGGAATGGTATTACATGGCGAAGCACTTTAGCAGAAAATCTGCCAAGTTTTGCAAATGGTGGTATCGTAGGCGAATTATGGCAAATGAACGAGTATGGCAATCCAGAAATGTTATATAATGCAAATGGCAATTCAACTGCGGTTATTACACAAGATCAACTATCTAGAGCGTTTGAAAATGCAATCTTTAATACAGGTTTATTAGATGCTATTACTGATTCCAAAAACATTTATATTGATGGAAAGAATATAGCTCAAAGTAAAAATTTTAAATCGGAATTGAATAGAACAAATCCAAATTTGAATATTAGATAAAGGGGTGGTTTAAATGAGTATTTATGTAGAGGATATTGGAAAAGTATATATTACTGGTGCAGGATACGAAAACTACCCTTTTACAACTGGTAGAGATTCTATCGGATGGAATGAAACAGTTTGGGGTGGGAAATTAAATCGTTCTAAAAAATTTACATTAGAGAATATCGATGATGTAGAAATAGGACAAGTTCCTCAATGCACTATTGTATTTAAGTATATTAAAATAGAAGATTTTATTGTATTACAAAGAATATTAAAAGAAAGACATATAACTGTTAAATATTTTGATATAGATGTAGGCGAATACGTTACTCATGATATGGCTATAACTGGTAATGATAGGAAAAAGATTTACTCTTATGGCAAAAAAATTATAGGTATGCAAGACTTCACTATTAAGCTAGTAGGAACTAATTTAGATGCAGAATATACTGATAAAAAAATAACCTATAAAGCAAATGGTGGAAGTGGTGCTGATATTGAAAACGAATATGGTGTAGCAGATCAAGTAAGATTATTAACTGCCGAAGATAGTGGTTTTGTAAATAGTGGTTATCATATTGCAGAATGGAATACTGAATCTGATGGCACAGGTTACACTTATGGCTTAAATCAAAGTATCACATTATGGGATAACTTAACCTTATATGCAATTTGGGAATAGGAGTGATTAGAATATGGCTTCTATTAAAGCGTTGTTAAAAATAAATGAAAATGGTAATGGTGTAATTGAATCCGTTACAACAAATATTGAAACAAGAAATATATCAACTTTACCATATACAACTGATGTAACAAATTGGTTTTTAAGGCAAACAAGTGCAAATAAAAATTATGCTGGTGCTAGTTTTAATGTTTTAGGCATTTCAAATTCAGCTAAATGGGGTGCTATGCGATATGGTGTTCAACAAAGTAGTGATAGTTCATATACAAATAGTTATAATGGTTTGGTTTTTGGCTGTCCTTCACAATTACAATCTCCACTAACTATAACCATTGTAGGAACTGATGTTCTAGCATTTAAAATTCATTTTGATACAACTGATGGTCAATCGCCAACAACTTATACTGTTTATAGTAGCATAAGCGGACAAACTACAACACATAGCGTAAGCACATTAGGTATCCTAGAGGTTAATGGTTTGTTAGCGGGACATGGCACAACCGTTATTACAATTACAGGTTGGGAATATCAAGATGAGGCTATTGCAATTAAATATTTTGAAAATATCGAAATTGATATTATCATGGATAAATATTGGATAGATGATTTTGAAACTCAAACGCAAAAAACGAGTGATGGCGAATCTATTCAATATGGTGTATTAGCTAACACTGGTAGCATTACATTAAAAGATAAAGATAGAACATTACTAGAATATAGTAAAATGGGATATTTAGGAGTATATTTATTTACATTAGATTTATATGTTAATAATATAATTATACAATCTCATATATCTAATTCTGCTCCATATTTTACTGATAACTATACAATGCGATTTCAATTAACGAATGATGTAGAAAAATTCCAAAATAAATATTTTAGTCAAACTTTTACAAGTGGCTATAATGCTTATGATATTCTAGGTGCTGTTTTTTCGGATTTTGATTTTGATTTAGATTTTAAAGATATGTTAATGTGGACTTCAAATGGAAATGTAGATGTTGATGTAGGAACTTATTTATCTTATTTTGAGATACCTAGCGGACAAACATTGACTTTAGAAGGAAATGTATTAGAAATAGCAAATAAGATATGTAATGCTTTTGGTTTAAATGCTTATTTTGATGATGGTGGTATGGTTTTGTATTTTAGCAGTGCAAGACCAAAAATGACTCCCGGAGAGCATATATTCAACATACCATACCAAAAGCAATATTCGGATTTTGATTATTCTATCTTAACAGTTAATAGATATGATAAAGTATTTTTTGATGATGAAACAAGTATCATTGATTATAAAAATGCAGTAACATTATCTAAAAATGAATTTTTCGATTTAGAGAATACTAATATTCAAACTGATACAGTTGAAAAAACATTAAGACAATCAATTCTTGAAGATTATGCGGATGGTATCAAAATTGCGAGAATTTCCGTTTTTCCGAGCGACTTATATACAATCAATGGGGAACTTGTTAAAAAATGGAATAGAGGGCAAATTTTAGAGATTGATGATAATGTTAGAATCGAAAATAAAGAGGGTAACAGTGTGCTTTATGATAAAAACTATAATGAGGTATATTGGAGAGTCATTGATAGAAAAGTTAAATATGAGGGACAAATCTTAATTGACCTAATCTTACAAGAAATTAAAAATTAAAAAGGAGTGTGATTCAATATGCCTACACAATGGCAAGAAAGATATACTGAACCAGAAAATATAAATCATGGATACGAATTAGAAAATGGGGATACAGCTTTACCAGAACATATAAACGTTACAATAGAAAATGTAGCTTACTTAAAACGTATTGTGGATTTAGGCACAAAAAACGCAATAACAGATGTAGCGTGTGGTTTTGATTTTGCTTATTGGGAATCTCATGATACAAGTTATATGGTTGGAAATCAAGCCTATAACATTAGTTTGACTGCGGCAAATGAAAATAATCAAGTAATGATATTACCTGTTGACAGTAATGTATCAATAGCTGAAGCAAGAGTAGAATATGTAAGTGGAGATAATGGCTATATCGAATATAGATTAAAACCTATTAGCAGTGGTAATACAAGTTATATCGAGTTTGCAGCATATCCAATTTTAGAGCAAATAAGCGGACTTACTAGAACTGGCGGAACATTAAGACAAACTAATTTTAGGGTTTATGTGAAAGATGTATATGGAAACGAATTTTCAAAACCATTTACAATAAATTATAAATCATTACATTAATGTAAAGAGGAAGTGATTAAGAGATATGGCACAAACAATAACATTAAATTTTAAGATTATCGGACAATCCCTAGAAAGATTAGATGATAATAGAATCGTTGAAAAAGCGAAAAATTATATCAACGCTCATTTTGAGTTTAATGAGTTATGGGATGATACTACTAAAGCCATTTTGATAGAGGGTAGTTGTTTAAGATATAAAGTATATCTAAATGAAAATAATGAGTGCTTAATTCCTAATAGAGCAGTAAGACATGATGGATTTACCTTAACTGTTGTAGGCGAGGATACTGATAAAAATATCACAATTACAACAAGTGAATTATATATTGCAGTAGGCAAAGGCATTAAGAGTGATGAAGAAATGGAATCCATTTATGAGATTACTTCACAAAGCCTAGATGTAAATAAAAATGGTGGAACTTGCAATTTAGAGATAAAAGATGAAGAAAAGTTTTATTATGAAATGCAAGAAAATGATTTTAGCAATATGCAACACGAAAGCGGTAATCAATGGAGTTTAGATTTATCCGAAACGATAGAAAATGTAATTACTGAATTTAAGAAAAGAATTGGTGTTGATTGGGATAGATTAGGAATCCAACCTCCTGTACCTGATATGCTAAAGTGTGTTTATACACCAACGAAGAAAGTTATTGTGGTTGGAGAAGAAGAAATTACTTACTATATGCTTTCGGCAGTTGATAGTTACGGAGATACAAGTGTGGCTTTCTTTTATCAAAATGATAGTTGGCATGTAATCTTTATAACAGGTAATTTTGTGGATAATGAAACATTCAATTTAAGAATGGCAGATAAACAAGATGTATTAGTAGAAGGCGAAGGTATCACAATTAGTGGTAATGAAATTTCAACTGATAGGAGTAAGGTAGTAGCAAATCCTATATTAGTTGGAGATGAGCCTAATTTAGAAGGTACTGAAATCGATGGTATTAAGTATAAAGTCGGTGGTGGAGGAAAGTTATATAGACATGATATTTATATGTTTAACTCATATTTTTCGTGTGTGTTAGTAACCTCTTTATATTCTAGCAATTCTACACCTATGATAAAATCTGATTTCTATACATTTCTAACTACAAAGACAGGACAGGGCTATTTATGTAGTGGTAAAATAAAAATAAATAATATAATTTGTCCAATTATATACTGTCAAACAACAGGTATGAGATATATTAGTGGTGATGGTAGCACTTTCGGAACACAATCCCATTTATCAGAATCTGCCTACGACGTATTTACTGATACAGTTACGGAGGTATAATCATGAATTATTACTATAATGAAACTGAAAAATCTTTTGCAGTAACTACTAATTTTGCTTACAATCCTATTCCTAAAGGATATAAAAAAATTAGCAAAGCAAAGTATGAGGAATTGCAAGAAGAATTACAACAAGAATCTCAAAATGAGAATGAGATTCCTAAAGTTGAATACAATGAAAATATTTAAAATTTAAAAATGTATATTTTATTTTAGAAAAATCATTGTATAATAAAAATAGAAATAAATATATTTTAAAAAAAGAAATAAGAAAAGGAGAAAATAAAAATGAGTGAATTAACAAAAGAAAAGATTTACAAAAAAGAACTTATTGCTGGTGGTGCTACTGGTAATAACAATTTAGAGAGAATTAGAAGCCTAGCTGGTGGTGGTGCTTCTAAAAAATCTTTCTTCATGGAAGAATTAGACGTAAAGTTACCAGAAAAATTAAGCTCTATTTCGGCTTGTGGTAACGGAGATTATATTTATTTATGTAGTGGTGTAACTAATGAAGGACATGCTGTAGGAGATTTTTATAAATTCAACACCAAAACAAATGAAATTGTTTTAGTTAAAAGTGAAGGAACTGATATAATTAGTGCAACTTTAGTATATGCCTATGGTTTTATTTGGGTGTTTGGTGGAGAACTTGCTGGTGCTAGTTCTAGGAATAAAAGGGTTTATGTTATTGATGTAGCAACAGACTTTAATATGTATGAAGTAACTTCAACAGATGTCGATTTAGGTTATTACCCATTAGTTATCCATGAAGGAAATGTATTTTATATTTTTAAAAATAATGATTATTTATATAGACTTGTTGTAGATGAAACAGGTAATTTTACAACTGGAGAATTAGAATTAGAAGAAATTTCTACTTTAGATAATTATCCTGTTGAATTTGGTGGAATTTTCAAAACTGATGAAGTTAACCAAAGCATTTTTACGGTAGGTGGTAGAGGCGACAGTGATGGTAGAATTAGTAGGAATATTTACCACTGGGGAATAAAACTTGATACAAATGGTAAACCAACATTGGCATTGGTAAATACGGAAACATTATCCAAAATCGACAAATACAACACTTATGCAGTTTCAACCGTTTTGGGAGAACAAAAAGAAAAATATGTTTTAGTTGATTCACAAAGAAAAGTATATTATGAGTATAGCATTAGCAACGGCGGAACTATTGTTAGTGATGAAATTCCTTTGGATTCTTCAAATTCGAAGATTAAAAACGATTTTGAAAATCTAGCAAGTTTTTCAACAGTTTCAACTGCAAACGGAATTTACGTTATGGGTGGTACTGTAAAATATGGCGATAACGTAGATACAATTTACAAGATAACATTAAATTAAAAATTATCCCCCTTTAATTAGGGGGATTTTTCTTTTTAAACATTTTTTGAAAAAAGGTATTGTCTTTTTAAAAAAACGAAATTATAATATAAGTGAAGTAAGATAGGAAACTCTAAAAAGAAAGGACAATGCGTATGGATAGTAATACATTTATGGGATTGTTAATAGCAGCTCTGGTAGTATTGTTTGGTTTAGGTGCAACTATCACAACACTTATAATCAAACCCTTAATAAATTTGAATAGATCAATTACCACTTTAAATTGCTCAATAACGGAAACAAATTCACATTTAGCCAAAAATGACGCAGAACTTGTTGAATTGCAAAAAGGATACAACCAGCATGAAACAAGAATTACAGTATTGGAGAAAAAGAAAGCATGACAAAATTAGAGTTAATAGAATTAGTTGCTTTAGCTATTGTTGTTATAGGCTTAACACTTTATTATCTAGTTTTAGCTATTAAAAATGGATGGATAAAGAAAGTTGCAAAGACAATGAATGAAGCTATTAAATACGCAGAATTAAACATTTCTGGAGGACAAGAAAAACAAGATTATGTTTTGAAAGAAATCGAAAAGAAATGCGAAGAGTTAGGGATTCCGTTTACTTTCATTAGGAAATTAGCTGTAAAAGTCATTAAGAAAATAATTTCCGATTATAATGTTATTAAGAAATAGACAAGTGGTAAAACACTTGTTTTTTTATTTGTATAGGGGGAAGTATGAAGAAATTTATAAACAAGATATTAGATGTTCCTAAATTGATTCAAAGAGTTTGGTTGTTATTATGGTTGCTTTTGATTATATTATTGGTTATGAAGTTTTGCTTTGGTATATGGTATCCAGTTGTTATTGAAAATGAATGGTTTTTAAAATTAAACGATCTTATAAAAATATCCTGGATAAAATATTTAATATTAAGTATATTCTATCTTATAAATGCAAATTTATTATATTTAATAAGTTGCACAAAGAAGAAATACATAAATATCACAGAATTTACAATAATAAATGCTTTATCAATATTAAGTTTCGTAATAAAATGTTTTAATAGAAATTTTGTAATCATTACTGAAATATTAATTTCAGTGATTATACCAATTATAGTTTTATTAAAAACCTATAAAAATAGTAAGAAAATTTTATTGGTTTTATTTCCTATAATAGCACAAATGATCGTAGCTATTTGGCAACTCAATATTTATTGTGTAAGAGGTATAGACTTTGCTATTGATAGTGAAGAACATATCCTTATTGGAATTGTATTACAATTAGATTACTATATATTTTTAATTATTACATGGATAGGAGTGAGTTATATGGGATTATTTGGATTTTGGTTTTTCGGTAAAGATGTAACTGCATTAAAGGCCGCAAAGGAAAAAGAACTAGCTAAAACAAAACCAAATTTAGAATTTGTTTCTAAAATTGATGAACGTATTGCTAAATTAGAAAAAGAAGGAAAGTAATATTTTGTATGTTATGGAAAATAAAATTAAAAAGTCTTATTGGCTATTTAATTTATAATATTATTCTATTAACTATTTCTTTTCTATTAGATAGATTTTATCAAATGTTAATATTTATATTATTCTACACTTTTATTCAGAATTGCTTTAGGTATAGATTCCATGCTGAAACAATACAAGAAAATCCAATAAAAGCGATTAATCTGTGTAAGGTTATTACAATAGTAGTAGAATTAATATATTTAGCATTTTGTCATAATTTGAATATTTCAGTATATAGTAATTTATTTATCATTTTTGTTATTACCTTACTAAATTGTCTTTTAGAATTTTCGCTAGAAACAATATTGATTAAAAGTGAAGATTTGAAAAATAAAGACAAATTAGAAAATTTATGTCGGAAAGCACATCTAACAAAGAACGCAACAGATAGAATGATAATGAAATATGTAGAAGGAAAAACATATCAAGAAATTGCAGATTTAGAGTGTGTTGATATTCAAACTATTAAAATGTCTATCAATAGAAGTAGAAAGAAAATATTTAAAGACTAGATTAATTTCTAGTCTTTTTCTTTTTGTAATCTCTTTTGTAAACACTATGTAAACTTAAAAATGATATAAAAAGAATTATTATAATGCTAGTTTTGAAAGGAGAGCAAAAGATATGCCAAATTATAACAACTATTATGGAAATTATCCTTATGGAAATTATCCTTATGGAAATCCATATCAACCTTATGGAACGAATCCAGGTTATCAAAATAACTATGGAACACAACCACAACAACCACAGCAACAGCAGTATCAAACTATGCAGCAACCACAAACAGCCTACTTACCATTGACTTTTACGAGTGGTTTAGTTGGTGCTAAATCTTTTATAGTAAGCCCTAATCAAACTGTATTCTTAAAAGATAGTGATGAAGGTAGCAAACTTTTATTTGAAAAGAGTGCGGATCAAAACGGCAGATATACTTTAAGAGCCTATGAATTAAATGAAATTAAAGTTGATGATATAGGCAAACCAAAGCAACCTATTCAAACACAACCACAAATAACCAAAGAAGATATACAATATTTTGCTACTAAAGATGATTTGATTGCTTTACAAAAAGTTTTAGAAACACAAATGAATAATTTATCAAACCTTATTCAAAAAGGCTCTAAAAATGGAAAAAGTAAGGAATTAACAAATGAATAACAATATGAATATTATGCAAATGCTTATGAGCGGAATGAATCCAAATGCTATCATACAAAATATAATTCAAAGCAATCCACAAGCACAAATTATATTAAATCAAATGAAACAAAGTGGAATGAATCCACAACAGTATGTAATGCAGTTAGCAAAGCAAAATAATGTTGACTTAAATCCTATGTTGAATATGTTAAAACAAAGAGGTTATAAATTTTAATTGATATTATTATTTACTTATTCTAGACATAGTAAATATTTAATATAAAAAATACAAAAATATGGAAGGAGAAAAATTGAAATGGCAACTATTGATGGAACTATCGAGGGTGTAAACTTCGGCGGTAATGGAACAAATTACGTTTACCCATATCCACCATATTACAATAATGGTAATGGATTCGGTGGAAATGATGGGTTTGGAGGTATCTGGGGGCTTTTGGCTCTAGCATTAGTTTTCGGAGGACTAGGAGGAAATGGCTTCGGTTGGGGCGGAAACCAAAATGGTGCATGTGGAAATATGATGTATGATATTAACGCAAATACTAATCGTGGATTCGACCAATTAGCAGTAACAAGCGGTATTGATAGTTTACAAAACGCAATTACAACAGGTTTTTCCAATGCAGAAGTAGGAAGATGTAATCAAACAACAGGTTTATTACAAGCAATTAATGGTTTAGGAACTCAATTCCAAAATTGTTGTTGTGAAAACAGACTAGCTACTGCTGATTTAAAATACACTATTGCAACTGAAAATTGTGCAGATAGACAAGCAGTTTCAATGGGTATTCGTGATGTAATTGAGAGTGGTAATAGAAATACACAAGCCATCCTAGATAAATTATGTCAGCAAGAAATTGACGCAAAGAATGATCTAATTGCAAATTTAAGAACTCAATTAAATATGTCAAATTTAGCAGCTAGTCAAACAGCCCAAACAGCTCAAATTTTAGCAGGACAAACAAGAGAAGTTGACGCTTTATATGATAGACTAAAGAATTGTCCAGTAGGCACAACTCCAGTTTATGGCAATCAACCAATTTTCACTTGTCCAGTAAATGCAGGAAATTTTGGTTGTGGTTGTAATGGCACAAGTATTCAATAATTAAATAGTTATATTTTGAGGATTAACTATCCTATATTTAGACTAATTATCTAGTAAGCGTAAGGAGAATAATCTTTACGCTTTTTTATTTTAAAGAAAGAAAAGGAGAATAGAAAAATGTTATTATTAGGAACAAGAAATTTCGCCACACAAGATGTGGTAACAAATGGTATCGTTCAATTAGGAAATGTATATCGTAGATATTGCAGAAAAACAAATGGAGTAAAAACATTTGAATTTGATAATACTGATGTAATCTTGCAACAAAGCGGCATTTATCATATTACAGTTACCGCTGTCGCAAGTGGTGCAGAAGCAGGAACATTAGCAATCCAATTATATGAAAACGGAATAGCCATTCCAGGAGTTTTCGCAAATGAAACAATTACAACACCTACAACTGAATTAAGAACTTTAACATTAGATTATTATGTTTTAGTTGATTCAACTTGTGTATTAGGCTGCAATTCAACAGTGGCAAAGGCTATCTCACTTGTAAATACTGGTGTTGCCGCAACTTATACAAGTGTAGTATTAAATGTAGAGAAGGTGCTTTAATATGAGAGATACAAGAAGAAGAGAGTATATGCGTGATAGAGCAGAAAGAAAAAGAATGTCGAGGGGTATGCGTAGGGATAGAGGATATTATCCAATGGATGACTATGATTATGCTCCAGAACGTAATCGTGAGCGTTATTCTAGAAGAGATAGAAATAGATATGATGATGAAGAACGTTATATGGAATATGAACAACCTAGAAAACGTATGGGAAGTTATCGCAATGATATGAATAGAGATTACGATGATGAAAACTATGATGAAGAGTATGAGCATGACCTAAAGGATTGGATTCAAAAGTTAAAGAAAAAAGACCGATTCAATATGTCTAAAGAAAACGTAATTGCTAAAGCTAAAGAAATGAGAGTTGACTTTAAAGATTACGATGAGGATGAATTTTATGCTACATATTTAATGCAAGTTTCCGATTACCCATCTATTTCTAATGACGCAAGAGTTTATTTAAGTATGGCTAAATCTTGGCTTGAAGATGATGATATTGCAGTTGATCCTAGTGAAAAACTATGTATCTATATGTATGAAATTGTATTAGGCGATGAGTAGTAATGTTTATTTACCACAATGAAAATCCAAATCACGAACTTATAGGCGATTGTGTAATTAGGGCGATTGCATGTGCTTTAGATGAAGATTATAATTATATATTACAAGAATTATTTAAAGTAAGTAATTATTTTAATTGTGATATGTTAATTAATGATTGTTATGGAATCCTTTTAACTGAAAAATATCATTTGCCTATGTTTTACGGAAATGGAAATAGTGTTGAAAAAATCGCCAGAGATTTTAGGGATAAAGATTTAATATTAAGAATCGATGGTCATTTGACTTGTGCCAAAGGTGGCAACATCTTTGATATATGGGATACAAGCAATGAAATCGTAGATGTATTTTGGATTGTTGACTAATATTAATATTGTAAATTATTGAAAAATGATATATAATTTTATTAGGGACATCCCCCCCTATAAAATCTCATTTACCTCATATAATTGAGTAGGAAGAAAGTGTTTGTTTTATACAAATGCTTTTTTTCTTTTTAAAATTTGGTTTTCAACTTGACAACCAAAAATTAGGTGTTATAATAAGTAATAGATAAAGGCAGAAAGCGAGTGATAACTGAATATAATAATATAATATATCTAATATTTATAATTTCTAATTAAACAATTAAGGAGGTATATATGAGATTAAAGAAAATTGATATTGTAAAATTTAGAAATTTAAGTGATGTTCATTTTGAAATCCCAGACGGGAAGAAAGCCATTGTATTTTCTGGCTTAAATGGTATTGGTAAAACAACTATGATTGATAGCATTATGTGGTTGTTATGTGATGAAACTATTGTTTATGGCAAAGAAAATAGTGATAACCTAGATAAAAACAATAGAAAAGATGCAATAGAGGTATCGTGTTTATTTATTAAAGATAATGGGGATGAATTAGAATTAAAGCGTAAGTTATATCCGAAATATACAAAGAGTGGAGAGTTTTCAACTTATGCAAACGAGTTCTATATCAATGGAGCAGATTACGCCCCTAAAAAATATTTCGCCAGGTTGTTAAATGATGAATTAGGTGTTAAGGTTGAAAACAATCCAGATGTATCTTCATTTAATACATTAAGAAGTATTATTGATTATAATTATTTAAGTTCTATTAAATACCAGGTGGCTAGAGAAAAAATTGAAAAGATTTTAAAACTAGCAAATGATAATGATCTTGTTAGCGATTCAAGATTCTCATTAATCAAAGATGAATTAAAAGCACAATTATTTGATGTAACAAAAGTTAAGACAAAACTTAACAAGAAAAAATCTCTTGCAGAAGAAATAGTAAAAAAATTAACTGATGAATACCAATTATTAAAGTCTGCATTTATTCCAATGGACGAACAAGCCTATTTTGAATTAACTCAAAAAAGAGATGAAATTTCCAAAAAAGAATATGAGCATAGTGCCGAATACAAATCTATTATGAGCAAATTAGATGAATTTAATAAGGTGGTAGTTGAATCACGAAATTTCATGAATGAAAGCAAAAAGAAGTATGATTCATTAGTATATGAAATAAATACTACTAATAATAATATTAAACATTATAATAATGAATTAACATCTTTGAGAAATCTATTTGTTGATGTAAAGAATAGTTCTAGAAAATGCCCTAATTGTAACTTTGAATTAGATAAAGAATCCGTTAATAAGAGATTACAAGAAATCAATCAAAAAGGTAAATCAATTAGTGATACGGTTAAAGAATTAAATGCAAAGCTTGAAACATTAGATATAGCAACTGCAACAAAAGAATTTGAAGATAGTAAGAGTAAGTATGATGAATTATTTAATAAACAAAGTGAATTTAATAATAAATTGAAAGACATCATGGAAAAAGAAAATGAAGAGAATAGAATTTTCTATAATGAAAAGCAAAATGCTCTAAATGAAATTAATGGAAAGATTATGGCTTTGGAATCGGCTTCAAATAAATCCGCTTTAGATAGTAAAGAAAAAGAATTAAAGATTGCTAGAGAAGATTTATCTGTTGCAGAAAGACAATTAGTTATATTAGATGATTTCTTTGAATATAAAAATGAGATTATAAAGAATAGAATTAATGAAGTATTCCCTAATCTAGACTTTAGATTAACTACTGAATCCGATACTGGAGCAGTAACAAACACTTGTCAAGTATTCTTAAAGAACGTTGATTACAATGGTGTTAATACTGGTAACAAGATCATTCTAGGGTTTGAGATTATTAATTCATTGAGAAAAGTTTTTGGAGTAACTGAAACACTACCTATTATTTTTGACGAATTAGCAAACCTAGATAAAGCAAACTTCCAAAAGTCTATTAATTTAAGTGATAGTCAAGTTATCACAACATTAGTAGGACAAAATGATACTTTAAAATTATTAACAATGTAAAAGGAGAAAAATAAAATATGCAAAATGGATTTTTTGATGAATTATTAAAAGAAGAAAATGTAGATGAAGAAACAGGCGAAATTAAAGAGCCAGAAAACGATGCTGTCGCAACTGATGGTGTTAATGCAGCAGAAGAGCCAAAAGAAGAAGAAACTGTCGAATTTAGTTTCGGAGATTTAAAGGATGTTACAAAAGAGAAAAAAGAATTGGTTAAAGAAGAGTCTAAAGAAAAGACAAAACCTAAAGAAAACTCAAAGCCAGAAAAAATGGCAAATAATGAGATTTTACAATCACAGGTTGAAAATGTATCAAGAGAAACCGAAAAGTCTAAAAAACAAGAAAAAACAGAGCCAAAATCAAATGGATTAGTAAAAAAAGATTTTACACAAGCGTTAATTGAGAATACATTATCAAAAATTACCGATATTACTTCTTTTTCCGAAGAAACATTTAGTCAAAAGGCTAAAAATTGTGCTATTGATATTATTACTTCTATTGACCATACATTAAATGTTAATGGTTATTCATGGAATCAAATTGATTCAAAGGGTAGTAACCTAATCATGCAAATTAAGAGATGGGCTAAATTAGGAATTGATGTATCTAATGATAAATTATATGCAGATATTAGAAGAAATGGAAAAACAGGTATGTATGATATTGCAGTAAAAGGACAATATCAAACTATCGAAAAATTGATTACAAATTTCTTTAATAGACCAGTATTTAGATTCAAAACCGAAGTAATTTGTGTAGGAGATGTATTCGAAAGCGAATTTGATTACGCTACTGGAGAAGATAGAGTTGTTTCCTTTACTAAAGATTTAAAAGTTGATAGAAACAAAATGGATAATATTATCGGAGCATTTAAGATTTTATATTATTATGATGATGAAAATAAGATCCACCAGATTCTAACAAAAATTGAAAAAGATAGAATTATGAGAGCTTATGAAGCCGCGTCAACTAAAAACGTATGGAATAGAGATACTCAAAAGATGGTTAAGAAAACTGTTACCTGGGAAATGTTTAACAGCGAAGATATTCGACCATTTATGAAATATCCAGAAGATGTAATTCAAGATTTAACTATTGTTAATGAGAATGAAGATATAGATTTCAATAAAGAGCATAAATATCAAAGCGTAGTTGACGCAGAATCACATTCGGCAGAAACTTTAGGTACTGACGAAGAAAAGGTAGGATTCTAATGAAAATTATTCCTATAAGAACTGGTTCTGATGGTAATTTATATATATTATCAACATCTAACAATACTAACTTTTTAATTGAATGTGGTTTGAGCAAAAAAGATATTGTAAAAGTCTTATGGGAATTGGGATATAGTATAAGTGATTTTCAAGCATGCTTTGTTAGCCATTCACATTCAGATCATACTGAATCTATTAAGTGGGTGGCTAAATACATGCCTATATTTTCTAATAAACAAGTTAAAGAAAAATTCGATACTATTGTTAATTTAGAAACGTTAATTCCAGTGAAACCATATACCATAAAAGATTTAAAAGTCATTCCTTTTAACATTGAACATGGAAATGCAGAAAATTATGGATATATGTTTAAAGACAAAACTGATACAATGTTATTTATGACAGATTTTTCAACTTGTTATTGTAATATATTTAATAATATATTTAATGAAATATTTATTGAATGTAATTGGAATAAAGAACTTATAGAAGATTATGTTGGAGATTTAAAGGAAAATAGACAAATCAATACTCATTGTGGATTTGAGATTACTAAAGCCTGTCTATTGAAACTAAATTTATCGCAATGTAGAAAAATCACATTGATCCATCCTAGTAAAGACTACTGCGATTGTAATTTAACATTGAAGAAAATGAGAGAGATTATTCCAAATGTTGAAATTGATTTTGCTAAAAACTTAATTTAGGAGGCAAAAATGAAGATAGAAAATGGGTATTTAATACTAGAGGAAAGTGAAATTCCGAAGAAACTAAAAAAGATTACAGGACATCCATTTGTTAATCTTGTAGGCTTAAATAAATATAATAAAAAGGGCGATACCATTTTACAAATGTTAAAGTTATACAATCCACCATTTGAAAATAAATATGCTTATCGTGGCGAAATGGCTGAAAGAATGGTCGGCTTAATTTTAAAAGCACAAAACAAACAATTTATCTATCATGATGAAGCTGATAAAAAAGTAAACAATTATGATTTCTTTCCAGATTATAAAGAAATAGGTGGAATACCAGATTTTGAAATACCTAGTGAAGAAATGATTCATGAGGTAAAAGGGAAAAGTATGGCAAAATATGATGAAATCAAAAAAGAAACTCCTAAAGATGAATTATATCAAGCTTTATTATATGCTTATATGAGAAGATGGGAAAATGTAACAATGGATTATATTTTCTTTGATGAAGAAAGTGAAAAATATCTATTTGAAAATAAGAAACCTAAAACTTTAGATAATTGTAAAATATTACAAAGGAAATATAAAGTTAATAGGGAAGAAATGGAAGATTTAATATTAGATGCAATAACTTATTATAAAGATTGTATAAATAATAGAAAAATCCCTCTTGAAGATATAAGCAAAAAGGTTTTAGAGGCTTTAGGATTTAAGGAGGAATAAAATGAGATTATGCAGATGCTGCGGTAATGTTTTAGAGGACGAAAAGTTTGTTAGTGAATATAGTTATGCAGATGGTAAAAAAAGATATTCCGAGTTTTGTTCTGACTGCGTTATGAATAGTAAAAGAATAAAGAATGAAGAAAATATAAAAAAGAATAAAGAAAAAATGGAAGATCATATCTACTATAAAAAAATGATTGAAAATCTAAATCGCTCTGGTAAGGCTTATATCAACAAAAGAAAATTCTCACTTGAAGAAATCGAAAAGGATTTAGGTAAAAAAGTAAATGTCCGAGATTCCGAATATGGAGGTTATATAATCTATGTTGATGAATGATATTAAAATCATAGAGGATAGTCGTCAGCAAAATGGTAAGCATGACCTAAAAAATGAGTATTTTCAAAAAAATGGTATAAAAGTTTTAAGGAGTAAGCTTCCATTTGGAGATTATGCACTCATTGATAATATGTCGGTTATAGTTGATACTAAAAAAGATATGATGGAAATTGAAGGAAACCTAACAAAACAACATATTAGATTCCGTAATGAAATCATAAATGCAAATGATATGGGTATCGGTTTGGTTATATTAATTGAAGAAGAAATCCAATATAATAGTTTAGATGATGTTGTAAAAAGATATAAAATTCCTAGATGGAAATCAACCACTTATGAAATGGTTGAAGGTAAAAAAACTATTAGGCATAAAAAAGGACAACCAATGGGGTTTTTCAATGTTGAAACTATCATTAAGGCTATGAAAACCATGCAACAAAAATATGCAGTATTATTTTGGTTTACAACTAAAGAAAAATGTGGAGAAGCTATTATAGATATATTGGTAAACAAAAGATATATAATAGATTGTTATTTTAAAAAGAAATTAAAGGAGTTAAAAGAAAACAATGGCTAAATATTTAGATTTAAAAGTTGGCAAAAAGTTAAAAGTATATAAATTTAATTGTGGAAATGGTCAAAATGGAGCGTGGGGTTTATTCTCATTTACTCCATACGAAACAGATGATAAAGGCAATACTACTTATGGTCAAAATTATACAATTATAATTTCAAACTATGCTCAATTAAATTGTTTTTTAAGGGATGGGGATTCAGTGGAAATTGACAAGATCAATTCTGTAACAACTGAATTTACAAGTTTCAAATCAAAGACAACAGGTCAAAATGTTAATAAAACGGTTGTAAAGGTTGCAGTAGATATTAAAGTTCCACAAATGACAAACAATAATCAACAACAACCTAATAATTACTACCAACAACCAAATAATAATCAATTTTCAAATCCTAATGAAGAATCTTATTATGGAAATGAAGATGATTACGATATGCCTAATTTCTAAAAGGGGGTATTAAAATGGATTTTAAGAAAGAAGATATTGATAGATTAAAAATAGCCATGATTAAGAAATATGGTAAAACCTCTTATCAAACTTTAAGCGATGAATTAGGTGTATCAAGAACTGCATTAAACAAAGCTATAAATAATGAGGGTAGTTTAGATAAATTAAAAGAGCGTATTAAAGCGTGGACTAATAATGCGTTAGACTAGATTTTTAAGGGGGGATAGTTTTTGACAAACTTAAATATTTGGTTAAAAGATATGTTAATATCCGAATATGGTGTAACTGATGTAAAAGAAGAGTGGGGAAACTTAATTGTAAATGGTAAAACATTTATGATAGGAGAAAACAACAACCCATATCTAAATTATAAATATTCGGCTTATTATGAAAACAATGGGAAAGATAGAAAATCATTTCCTTTAGGAGATAACTATAATACCGATTTATTAAGAGAAATAATAGAAAGGGTATTATCTATCATTCCAATAGCAAAAATTGAAAAAATCGAAGAAAAACAAGTGTCTAGTGAAGAAAAAGAGTTCACTGGTGGCATCTTTGATTTTATGTGAGGTAAAAAAATATGGAAAATTTTAACATTTTTGAGATGTTATATGATACCTATAAAATTAATACTGATAATCCATTAAGGGTTATAGAATTTTTTGGAGGCTATGGTTCACAAACTTTAGCTTTAAAATATTTAGGAGTAAAATATGAGCATTGGAAACTTTGTGAATGGGCTATTCCTAGTATAATTGCTTATGCTTCAGTTCATAGAAACGAATTAGAATGGTATGGTCAAAACTTTTGTGGGGATTTAACTAAAGAACAAATTGCAAATCAATTATTTCAATATGGTGTAAGTTCAGATTATAGCAAACCAGCAACTTTGGATCAATTAAAACGTATGCCAGAAGAAAAATTAAGGCTTTGTTTCAATTCGATTCAATGGGCTAACAACCTGGTTGATATATCTAGAGTTAGCGGCAAAGAATTAAATATAAAAGAAACTGACAAATTTACTTACTTACTTACTTATTCGTTCCCATGTCAAGATTTATCTTTGGCTGGAAAAGGAAAAGGTATGGAAAAAGGTAGTGGAACACGCTCTGGATTACTTTGGGAAGTCGAAAGAATCCTAGATGAGTGCGAAAACAAACCACAAATTTTAGTTATGGAAAATGTAACACAAGTTCATGGTTCAGGAAATGAACAACACTTTAAACAATGGATGTTAAGGCTTGAAGAAATGGGATACCAAAATTATTGGCACGATTTATCTGCAACTGAATTTAAGATTCCACAAACAAGGAACAGAACATTTATGGTTTCTATTTTAGGAGAGTATAATTATACATTCCCAAAAAGAACAAAATTAGAATTAAGACTAAAAGATTTATTAGAGCCAGAAGGAACTGTCGATGAAAAATTTTATATTAGTGATAAAATGATAAATTACATCTCAAAAACTGGTGCAAATGGATTCAATAATAAAGACGCAAAAATAAATTTAGATATAGTTAAACCATCTTTTGAAGAAGTTTATGACAAAATAAAAAATGGTAAATTTCAACAACAAACAGAGAGAATACAAGAAAAAGAAGTGTGTGATACTTTACTGGCTAGAGATTATAAAGATCCTAAACTTATTATTGAAAAAACCAAAAGATTAGGTGGCTTATATGATAAAGATGGGGAAACACACCAGGCTGGTAGCATATATGATTCAGAATATTCAAGCCCAACACTAGATTGTAGTAGTGGTGGAGGCCATAGACAACCTTTTATAGTTGAAAAAGGCGAAAACAATAAAAGTTTAAAAGAAACTCTAGAAAAAACTGATCTAGAAAATGTTGATGATGTAGCTTACCTAGATACTTATAATAGAAATGCAATAACTAATGGAACTGCAAAAACTATTCTTACTGGTGTTGATTATAGAAATCATGATTTTATTTTAATCAAAAATGCAACTAAAAAAGGATATTTAGAAGCTCACGAGGGAGATGGAATAGACATTTCAAGCAGAATGGATTCTCATAGGGGAACCGTTCAAAAAGGAATGGCACAAACCATTACTACTATGGGTGGAGAGAATGTCGGAGTTGTAATAAAAGATAATTCTAATAATAAAAATGATGATATATTAAAAAAAGAATTATGTAATAAATTAATAGAAGATGGTTTAGTTGAAGAATATGATGTTGTTAAACATAGTTATACTTCTCAAATAATGGATGGAAATAAAAAGTGTGTTGAAAAAAGTGATGGAGTAATGATTACTCTTACAACTAGAGGGGATTGTTTAGGTGTTGTTGTAAAAGATAAAGAAATTGATAAAGTTGAAATACTGGGTAATTATAGCCCTAGCAACCATGAATCAAGCAGAATTGTTTCTTCTTCTTCTTATCCTACTGTAAAAGAAAATCATGGCACAGTTCCAGCAATAGATGAAAGTGAATTATTAGGTGGAATCGGAGAAAAAGATTCAAATGGCGGCTCTCAATGGAAATATCAAAATAGAATCTATAATAGTGATAATTCAAGCCCTAGCGTTACAACTGCATTTAATCCTAATTACAAAACAGGATTAAGAATTAGAAAACTTACTCCTAGAGAATGTTTTAGATTACAAGCAGTAAAAGATGAAGATATTGATTTAATAATGGAAAATCAATCAAATTCTTTAGGTTATCATTTAGCAGGAGATTCAATTTGTATAACTGTTTTAATGGGAATTTTTAGTAAATTATTTGATATTGAATGGTTAGATCATTTTAAACCAGAAGAATGGTGGAAAAACTGATGAATGTAATATATAGAATATATCAAATAACAAGTGATATAGAAAGTAATATATTCAATAGCGATAAAGTCATTATTACACAAGATACTATGATATGTAACAATGCAGATGAATTTAAAGAAGCCATTAGATTAACTTTTGGAGATGACATTAAATTTAAACATACAAAAGGAATGAAAAATGGAGATGTCTTTTGTTCAATCATAAGTTATAATTGCAATAATGCGGAAGAATATATTAGAGTTGATGATTATGTTTGTGATAATTGTGGCAAAAAATATAAAACAAATCCACATAGTTTAATTAAGTCATGTTGCAGTTTTCGATTAGAAAGAATATGTAAACCACTATTCGATGAAAAAGCCAAAGAAATTGAAAATTATCACTATTGTTGCCATAGATGTAGAGATGAACATGGAGAAAAACTTAAAGAAGAGTTCGAAAATTATGCCAAAGACAATAATTATTTAAGTGAATTTTGGGTTGATAGATATGATGATTATAAAACTGATGTATCTGGCTACATCTATATGATTACAAAAAAATCAACTAAAGAATTTTATGTAGGTCAAACAAATGCAGTTCCAATGTTTAGATGGGTGCAACATTTGAAAACCGAAAGATTCAAAGCTGAAAATATTACTGATTATCAATATGAGGTATTAGAAAAAGTAAAATATAAGAAAGATTTGAACGATAGAGAAGCCTATTGGATAAATAAAAAGTATAAGGAAAATCCAGACTTATGTCTTAACATTCAAAAGCCAAAAGTAAAAGAAAGAGATTTATTTGATTTAATAGAGGGGGAAAAAATTAATTATGACATTCGATGAAAATATCGCATACATTGTAAAAGCAAATTTAGAACATTGCGTAGGATTATTAGAAACAGAGGGTGCAAAATCTAAAGCCAAAGTTAAAAAGCAATTAAAAAGGCTTTTAGATACCTATTTCGATGATGAAGAAGAATCGCAAGAAAATAACAATCAATAAGATATTTACAAAGTGTAATTCTTATGTTAGAATTAAAGAAAGTTGGTAGTAGTCCGAAATGCTATCAATGTGCAAGAGAATATTACCAACGAATAAAGGCATTGTCTTATTGAGGTTCGGAACTTGATAGGACAGTGCTTTTAATTTTCTTAAAAGGTGGGTATTAAAATGTCAGAATCAAAAATAAAAAACGAAAATATATTCATTGTTAGTGGGTGGATGGTAAATGAACTAAAATTGAGTGGAAATTCTTTAATGGTTTTTGCTATTATATTCGGATTTTCACAAGATGGTGAATCCTATTTTACAGGCAGTAGAAAATATTTATGTGATTTTACAGGTGCAAGTAAACCAACTATTGATAAAGCTCTTAATGAATTGATAGAAAAAAAATATATATATAAATATAGTGAAAAGAGAAATGATATTATATACAATAAATATCAAGTAAATTTAGAGATTTTAAATTTTACCACCAGTAAAGAAACTTTACCACCCTGTAAAGAAACTTTACCCAATAATATAGAAAATAATATAGAAAATAAAGAAATAAGTATTATAAATAATACTAAAGAAAAAGAAGTCGAGCCTAATGTTCAAAGAATCTTTGAATGGTGGAATGTTAAAAATATTATCAAACATTCTAAATTAAATGATGTAAGAATCAAAGCTATCAAAAATAAATTGAAAGATTATAATGTAAGTGAGATTGAGAAAGCTATTAGTAATTATGAAATTGTTTTGCATGATAGTTCATATTATTGGAATTATACCTGGAGTTTAGAGGATTTCTTAAATCGAAAAAATGGATTTACAACATTTTTAGATGAAGGAAGTAATTGGGTAAATTATCAAAAACAAAAAGGAGAAATATCTAGAGAAACTAAATATCCAGAGTTTGATAATGAAGGGTATATATATTAAATTTAAAAATGGGGGTATAAAATGAGAGATACAAAAGGAGTCGAATCCCTAAAATTAGGAAATGGAGAGATTGAATCATATAATAGTCAAGAAGATTACATTAGATTACAAAGTAAGTGGTATAATGAGTCAGAGGGCGATTTAGATAAAGAAGATGGAATAAACTGTCCGATATGCAAAAATAAAGGGCAAATCTCTTATGTAGAAAAAGGGCGAGAATTTATAAAAGATTGCAAGTGCATGATTAAGAGAAAAACATATATGAGAATCCTTAATTGTGGATTGTCAAAAGACGCTTTAGAAAATTACACCATGCAGAAATGGCAACAAAATGAAGAATGGCAAAAAAGCCTCTTACAAAAATGCAGAGATTATTTCATGGATGTAAGAGATAAAAAAGGACATTGGTTTATTTTAAGTGGAATGTCAGGATGTGGAAAAACTCATTTATGCACAGCTCTATTCAAAGAACTTGTATATACTTTCTATCTATCTGGATTCTATATGCTATGGAATGAAGAAATACCTAAACTTATTTCCATGAGAAAATCTAGTGCAAGTGAAAATCAAGATAAATATGAAAAGCGATTAAATGAATTAAAGAATTGCGATATACTTTATATAGATGACTTATTTAAACTAGATTCTAGAAATAAAGAAGATAGTTTATCTATATGTTATGAAATTATAAATTATAGATATATAAATAATAAAATAACTATGATTTCAACCGAGATTGAAAGAAAGCAATTTGAAAATATTGATACTGCAATATGGGGTAGAATATTCGAGAAAAGTGGTAAAGGCTTGTTTTGGTTAAGTATCATAGGGGAAGATAAAAACTTTAGAGCAAAGGGGTAAAAAATATGTTTATTAAAAGCCCAATTCATTATATGGGAAATAAATATGATCTGTTATCTGCAATCCTAGATCAATTTCCTAAAAAGGAAGATGTATCGGTATTCTATGATGTATTTGGTGGCAGTGGCACAGTTAGTTTAAATGTGCCTTATGATAAAATAGTTTATAATGAGCTTAATGATAATATGGTAGATTTACTTAAAATGATTAAAGAAACAGAGCCTAAAGAAATAATAAATCATATAAATATGAGAATAAAAGAATTTGATTTAAACCCTATTGGAACTGATATTAGAAGTAAAGATGTAGATAAAAAAATAGTTGAATATTATAAAGATAAATATTTAAAATTTAGAAGTTATTATAATAATAGTAAAAATAGAGATATAAAAGATTTATATACATTATCATTTTATTCATTTTGCAACTTAATGAGATTCAATTCTAAAAATGAGTTTAATATGCCTTATGGTAATAGATGTTATCTACCAGAAGAAGATACAAACAGGCTAATAAACGCACACAAAGTTTTATGCAAAAAAGATGTTATTTTACAAAAAGGAGATAGTTTTGAATTGATAAAATCAATAGTTGAGAATCAAAATCAATTCTTATACTTTGATCCTCCATATTGCAATTCAACAGCTATCTACAATGAAAATAGAGCGTTTGGTGGTTGGAATGAGCAAACAGATGAAAAACTATTCAATGAAATGGATAGATTGACTAAATTAGGCATAAAATGGGCTTATAGTAATGTTTTATCAATAAAAGGTAGAAATAATAATCACATTGAAGAATGGGCTAAAAGAAACAACTATACTATTATCGAATTTGAAGATAAAGACTATTCTTCATTAGGTAAAGGTGTTGCTGGAGCTAGAGAAGTATTGATTATCAATTATGAGCAAAGAGTAAAAAGATATTCTATCTTTGATTTTATGGAGGAATAAATGAAATTATATAGTGAAAATAAAGAATATAAATTATATCATGGCAGTATGTTAGATATGTTAGAAGTGATAGAGCCTAACAGCATAGACGCAATAATTACAGATCCCCCTTATGAGCTTAATTTTATGTCAAAAGGGTGGGATAATTCAGGTATAGCATTTCAACCTAGCACTTGGCAAAAATGTTATGAAGTATTAAAACCAGGTGGCTATTTATTAGCTTTTGGTGGCAGTAGAACTTTTCATAGAATTGCATGTGCTATTGAAGATGCTGGTTTCGAAATTAGAGATACTATTATGTGGTTATATGGTAGTGGATTTCCTAAATCAATGGCACTAGATAAAGCATTAGAAGGAAAAATAACAACAGGAAATGCAAATAAAACACAATTCCATAAATTAAGTGGTGAACAAGAAGATAAACATCATTACGGTTTTACTACAATGAATAAAGAGCAAGGTTTTAGACCAAAAGATTATACAATAGAAGGTAAATCAAATACATATTTAAAAAAACTAGAACCTACTACTGATTTGGCAAAAAAATATAGTGGTTGGGGAACTACATTAAAGCCATCATTTGAACCAATAATAGTAGCAAGAAAATCTTTTAAAGGTAGTTTAGTAGATAATGTAGTAGAATATGGTGTAGGTGGATTAAATATTGATGAGTGTAGAGTAGAAAACACAAATGCAGATTCTTACGATTTAGAAAAAAGAGGAATAAGCAAAGCAAAAGGCAGTGATAATGACGGACATTTTTTAGATAAATTACATAATCAAGATGCAAAGCATGGTGTAGTTGATAATGGTAGATTTCCTGCAAATGTGATTCTAACTTATGATGAAACTGATTTTGATGAAGTATGTGGCGGTATGCCTAATACAAAATCAAATGGTAGTGATTATGATTTTGATTTTACTAATCAAGATAATCCAAGTCATTTATATACAAACATAAAAAGTGGAAAGCATTTTGAAGATGAGGGCAGTGTAGCAAGATATTTCTATTGTGCTAAAGCTAGTAAGTTTGATAGAGATGAGGGATTAGATTCTTTTGAAGAACAAAAATCTATAAGAATCAATGCCCCGCGTGAAAAAGAGGAAGATAAATTTTCACCAAAAAAGAATATTCATCCAACAGTAAAACCTATTTCGCTCATGAGATATTTAGTAAGACTTGTAAGCCCAAAAGGAGCAACAATTTTAGACTGCTTTAATGGTAGTGGCTCAACTGGGAAAGCAGTAATGCTAGAAAATAAAGAATTTAAGAAAAATTATAAATATATAGGTATTGAGCTTACAGACGAATATTTACCGATTGCAAAAGCTAGAATCGAATATATATGTAATAATGAGTTTGATTTTACAGAAGAAGAAAACGGAATTAAGCAGCATGAAGTAGTAAAGAAAGATTCAAAGATTTTAGATATATTTGATTTCGGAGTAGAGCTATGATAGATTATGAAAATAAAAAAGAAAAATTAAGATTGCTGCAAAAAGAGCAATCAAAACTATCTCAAAAAATGAGAGAAGAAAAAATGAAATATCAAAATAGAGTTACTACTGATTATGAGGAAATGAAAAAAAGATTGTTTGACGTTGATATGCAAATAATTGAATTAAAAGAAAGTTTAAGAAAAGAGGAAAAAGAAAATGAGATTTAATATTGAGCTACCAAAGAAATTAAATAAAGTGAATTATTTTGTGAAAGAGGAAAGTGGTTGTAAACTATATTCTTATAATCCACAAAGTTCTGATATTTATATTATTGTTGATTATCCAGGGGTAGAAATTGAAAAAGATTTTGCTATCACTGATTCAACATTACAAGCTATCGTTAAATTACAACCAGATGTAGAAGTTAAATTAAACGATAAAAGTATTGTTGCAGTAAGTAAAAAAGGAAGATATACTGGTAAATACATTGATCCTAATTTTATGCAACCTAATATGAATTATGAAAATAATTATCCAGTTGATTTGGATATTTTAAATAAGGCCGCAAACTTTAGTGCAGTAAACGAGAAAAAACCGATTCTAACTGGTGTAAATATTAATTCAAAAGGGGATGTAATTTCAACAGATAGTTTTAAGGTTTATTTCTATAAAGGCGAAAATGAAAGTAATGATAATAATAGCATTACAATTAGTGCAAATTTAATTAGAGTAGCAAATAGTATATTTGATAATAAACTATTATTTATAAATTATAATAAAAATAGTGTAGCATTTAATTTTGAAAATATTATGGTAGTTGGAAAACTATTGGATGGTAATTTTCCATCACTTGCTAACTTATTTAAGGCACTAGAAAATATTGAGAAGAAGAAACTTGATAGAGATGAAATCCTAGAGTGTTTAGATTTTACAAAAATGACTGGAGCAAATTCTAAATTAAAGGATACTGGATTGTATGCTATCTTGCAAAAAAACAAATACATTGGTAAATCTGATGAAACATTTGAAAAAGAAATTAATTATAATGGAGATGAAATAATCTTTGATGCCAATTATCTAGAATTAGTTCTAAAGAGTTTTAAAACTAATAATGTAGAAATTGCAACCAGAGATAACGGAAAAGGATCATTCGCAAGTTTTACAGAAGAAAACAACTCAAAAGAAAAAATAGTATTACTAGGAATCGTAAAAGAAGTATAAAAAGGGGGTAAGCTAAATGCTAACCGATTTAGAAATTATTACATCGTTTGCTACAAAAGAAACGATAAATAGCACATTATATTCTATAAAAACCAAAATAGATTTTGATAAAAGCAGTTGTGAAGAATTAACTCCAGTTAAAAGAAAAAAAATATGTGAATTGTATAAACAAAAAATTTATACAAGATTAACAACTATATTAAGAAGGCAAATTTTTCTTGATACTGAAGAAGCTATAAAATTTTATTGTAATAATATTAATATATTAAATGAAAGAATGAATATATTACTTGAAATAATAGATTTTATTAATGATGATTTAGATGTAACATTTATACCAGATAGATTATTTGTATGTGCTTTTTTTAGAATCAATGCAGAAACTTACGATATTTTATTAAATGATATTAGAGTTGATATTACAGACCAGGTAAGAAAAATATTTACAAATCTTGAAGAATTGATCTTGTCTATGACAACAAATGCGTTGGAGAATGGTAATTTAGGTCAAAGTGCATGGAAGAGATTATCTCTTAAAGCAAAATTTGGTGGTAGTGAAATCCGAACTGTTGAAAATAATTCAATACCAGGTAAAGTGATTCTAGCAACTACCGAAGATGTTACAAAAAGATTAAATACATCTTATAATTTTGCAGAATTAGAATTAGAAGAAAATAATAAAGAGGGTTAAAATCCCTCTTATTTTTTTACACAATTTTATAGTTAAAAAAGATATTTAAAAAATTTTTAACTTTTCTATTGACAATATGGTTAACAAGTTGTAAACTATAAGTGAAATAAATCATAGGAGGAAAAGAAAATGAAAAAATTTGAAGATTTTGAAATTGAATTAGAAAATGAGGCTTACTATATTTGCATTAGCACACCATCCAATAAAAATTGGGGTGGGTTAATTGTTACATTTGCATTACAAAGTAACATAAATTCGGATGATGAAACTGAATGGAATGAAATTCACTTATCAAATAAAGAAATGTTAGAATCTGTATTAATGATTTTCTTTGGATTTGAAGAAAATGAAGTAAAAGAAACGTTAGAAGAAATTAAAGAGGTGGATAAATAATATGAGAAAAATTTTGTTAAAAGATTTTGAGCAGACAATTTTAATTGAAGAAATTGGAAAAGGCAACTTAAAAATCATTGAAGATTCTTTAGATGGCAAAGAACATGAAGAATACAACTATAATATTGATTATGATTTTTATGTTAATGATCTATTAAATTCTGGGTTTAAAGAAATTAAATATTATACAATGGAACATAAAGGCGGACTAGATGAAGCTTTACAAACTAAAAAAGAAATAACTAGGGAAGAATTTGAAAAGTTATTACCAATGTATAAATTTTATGCTATTGACAAAAGAATAAATTGTAATAGATACATTTTAAAAGACATGGATAAGAATTTTAAAAAATATACAATATGGTTATTGGAGGAAAAATAATATGGTAAAGTTTATTTTTAAGAGAAACGATGGTAAGAGATTTACAATGAATAATATTCCTAGCGATATGGCAAACGCTATATGGGATAACATAAATGAATATTGTGAAATGTTTGAGAATGAAACAAGCAAAATTGTTTCAGTCATTCAAAAGGAGATGTAGAAAAGTGAGAACTACATACAAAGGATATACTTTAGAATTAGATTTTTCTGGTAATGATATTTATGTTAAAACAAAGATTATAGAATTAAATATATCTTTTAATGATATTAGTCAAGCTAAAAGATATATAGATACATTATAGGAGGCAAATAATATGTTATACGGATATGCAAGAGTTTCAACTGCATTTGAAAAGACAAAAGATAGAAATCAAACTTTCGATAGACAAATCGAGATTTTAAAACAACATGGTGTTTTAGAAGAAAATATTTATAGCGACAGAATTACTGGTGGTAGTGATACATCTGATAGAATCGGATATATGGATTTAATGAATAAAGTAATGCCCGGAGATACAATAGTTGTAACTGAAATGTCAAGATTTTCAAGATCATTGCAAGATTTAATCTCTTCATGTGAAACTTTAATGAAAAAACAAATTGGAATCCATTTCTTAAAAGAAAGAATCGAAATTGGAACTGATGGGCTATCTCCAATGAATAAGTTTATATTCCAGTTATTTGGAGCATTTAATGAGTTTGAAAAATCTCTTATCGCAAGTAGAGTAAAAGAAGGTATGGCGGCGGCAAAAGCAAACGGAACTAAATTAGGCAGACCTTCAAAACTAAAAGATGAAATGGTTGAATTAATAGAATTTGACTATCTATCTGGATCAACTTATGATGAATTACAAGAAAAATATGGTGTTACAAGACCATGCTTAGCTAAAATATGTAAACCGTTAACAAAACAAAAAAAAGAAAAAAAGTCGATAGCTACATTTTAAAGGTTGACATTAAAAATATAAGTGTTATAATATAGGTGGTTGTGGAAAAACCGACATAAGTGGTAATGTTGTGTTTCCGTTTCGTAAGGTTGAATCAAAAGTTCAACCTTATTTATTTTATAAAGAATATTGATTTTAAAAAAATAGATGTTATAATAAAATAAAGGTATGATAAAGACTATGACCTCCTTAATTATAATTGTTCATTAGTATTAGCTTGTTTGTTTAATTTTTTCATTATCATACCCTTTCTATTGTTTAGGTTTGTCAGAACTCCCATGACAAGCCTTTTATTTTATTAGAGATAGAGGGGGGGTAAAATAGGGGGGGATCCAGAAAAAAGTGTCTAGGATTTTTCGGAATTTTCAAAATGGCCTCTTAGTATTTTTAAACTTGAAAAAAGATTTTAACATTATAGATAAAGCTCAAAATTTTATTTTAAGTGTTGAAATTTAGTTTTTATTGAGTCTTTATTAATAAAAGGTATAATTATTAATTTTTATTTTAAAAATGAAAAATAAAGGCAAAAATAAATATTGAATGATAGAACTGCAAAACATTTATAATTGTATCTGATTCATGATTTAAAAAATAAAGCTACATAAGATATTATAAAATGATTATAAAAATATAGAGCAAAAAATAAAAGGATTTTGAAAAATCGCCTCTTAACGTTTTGAAAAAATCGAAAAAATTTTTCGCACCAGGAATAACCAGGTTTTTTAATGTTTTTGAAAACTAGAAAAAATAGTATCTAGTATTTAAAACCAGGTTAAAAAATAATAAGATGTAATTTTTAAAACTAGATAATAAAATAATAAAAATATATAGCTTATTTTTTGTTTTTTCTTCTGGTGTGTGTAAATTATTACATAAATATAAAAAATTAAAAATAAAAGAAATTTTTAAGCAAAAAAACAATAATTATATATCATGATAATATATAAAAAGATTCTGGAAAAATAAAAAGGGGCTTTTTTTATCCCCTTAATATATCAATTATATTTTTATCATTTAAAAAAGTTTGTTTTACTGGTCTTTTTTCTGTTTCGTTGTCTAGTTTTAAAAGACTTTCACCCGGTCCGCCTAGCTTCACACCGTCCACCGATTCAATTATATTTTTGCTTTGTTGTATATTTTCACATTTTAAACAAATACGGCTTTGCAGATTTGATCTAATTGAATTATTAATATTTTGGTTTGTTGGGTGTTGTGTTGTTAGAATCATATAACAATTTGAAGCACGCCCCACCGCCGCACATCTGGAAACCAGATCAACGATCTTTTTCTTTTCTTTGTTGTTTGTGAAAAGTTGTGCGAACTCATCCACCACCAAAAGCACGGGCGGATCGTTTGAAAATCTTTTATTTTCTTTTTGCATTTTCTTTAATCGTGAAAAGATTATATTTTCAAATATTTTTAAGTTTTCAATAATATCATTATAATTATATGCAGTTTTTGAAATAATTCTATTTTTTAAATTTTTTTTATTATAAAAATTAAGTTCCGTATATTTTGGATCGATTAAAATTAAATAATTATTTTTATTTAATAATAAATAACTTAAAATAATTTGATGCAATAACGAACTTTTACCACTTCCAGATGTTCCACCAATTAAAAACGATTTTGTATCACTCAATTTTTTAAAAATTGGTTTATTTTCGTTTTTGTCAATTCCTAAAAAAATTATATCATTGTTTAATGATTCAATATTATTTTTATAAATAAAATCATTAAAATATAAAATATCACTTTGTTTTTTTTCTAGCTTTAAAATTAGATAATTTTCTATAAATTCATGTTTTATTATTATATTAAAATAATTTTCAAGTGTTTTAATAATTAAATTTAATTTATTAATGTTTTTAAAATTTTCTATATCAATATATATATTTTTTATAAAAGGGGTATTTTTAACCCCTTTTATATTTATGTTTAAACCGTTCAAAGAAAATATTTTTTTAATCTGGTTTAATTGGTTTCTTGTTTCTTCTGATACCATATAAAAACCCCCTTTATATATTTTTCTTTGTTGGTTTTTGGATTATATCGGAAGATCCCAGAAACTCCAAAACAATAATATTTTTGTGTTTATTTTCAATTATTTTGTAAGCTTCAAAAATATCTTTTGCAATTAATGAAAAATGTATATGCTTTTTTGTTTGTGTGTTTTTACATCTAAAAGAAAATAGTTTTTTCATTTTTCACACCTCCATTGAAAGCCGTTATAATTTAAAGCATTTAAAAACATATAATAAAAATCGTTTAAAATTTTCCATCTTTGGTTGTATGTGCCTTTTATTGTGTTTTCTTTTTCGTTTCTGGAATTAATCGAAACAATACTATTTTTGAAAGTTTCTTTTTCTTTTGGTGTTAGTTTTTCCCACGTCCACGAATGACCAACAAAAACCAGAAAATCACAAACAACATTATTTTTGTTTTTTTCCATATTTTAACCCCCTTTTAAAATTCGATTGTCATACTATCCCAGTTTTTTCCCTCTGTCCAGGTGTTGACTTTTGCCCCTATATTGTGGAAAAAGTTTCTAAAACAAGAATAACCAACGCCCCCATCGAATGATGGTGTTATATATCCCAATCCATAGCCTACACTTTCACGAATTGAAATATTTTTATTTTTTCTTAAAGCTTTTTCATAATTAGTATATATTAATTTTAAAATACTATTATTTTTATTAAATGCAATAGCGATCGCCGTGCTTAGTTTATCATAACCGCAACCAGAAGCCGATCCAATGGTATAAAAACCACTAGCCCATACTTCTGCATGAGGATTCGCCCCCCATGTTTTACTTTTTGCCCATGATACAGAAATAATTATATTTTTTGGAGTTTCCGCTTTTGCTATTTCATCACATTGTTTAAAAAACTTTTCAAGTCTTTTAGTATTTTCTTTTATATTTTTTTCAATAATAATTTTTCTTATTTCTTTTTCACTTTTTTGTTTTTGTGCCTTTGTTAAGTCTTTAATATAATAACTTTCTTTTAACTCTTCAAAACTCATATTCATTATATTATTTTTAAATTTCTTTTGATTCTCTGCAATATATTTTTTATATGTGTTTTTAATTTCTTTATATTCTTTATAATTGTATGTTTTCATCTTTTTTGCCTCCACTATTAAAAATTTTTAACTAAGTTTTTAAAATAATCAATATAATTATTTTTTAATGATTCACTATATACATTTTTTAGATCTTGCTTTTTCTGAATTGCTTTTTCAATCCAATTTTTTAAAAGTTCAATGTTAAAAATATCTTTTTTAAATTGTATCGTGTAAATTTGCAAACCAGTTTCAAGATCAATAACAATATATTTATTTTTATTATTTGAATAACGGCCGCATTTTATATTCAAACTTGGATCGGCTTGTTTGTTTGCATTATATAAACCGCATTTTAAATTATTATATGTGAACTTGTAACCCTCAACCGAAACGGCTTTATTTTGTTTTTGTCCCCAGTCAAAAACCGATGTATTAAAAACGGATCTTTTTAAAACTGGCTTTTTTAATCTTTGAGCTATTTCAAAAGTTTTGTTTTTTAGATCATCCCAGAATTTAAAAGATTGTAATAAATTCAAATAGTTTTCTTTTTCTTCTTCATCTTTAAATGGTAGCATATTGAAAATTTTTTCATTTAAAATATTAATGTTTTCAATATCGTTTTTTTCAACGCTTTTTTCAAAGATAGAAAATAATTCAAGAAAATAATTATAATTGTGTTGTGGTGTTGTGTTTGTTGTTTTCATTTTTTTGACCTCCATATTATTAATATTATTTTTAGATAATAACAAAATTGAAAACATATAAAATTATTATCCATATATATTTTAATATATAAAAGTAAATAATGCAACAAAAAAATATAAAATAGTTAAAAAATAAGTATATCTTTTTTAATTAAAATATAATAATATGTTTTTTTGAGCTTATAAAAAAATACTGGATATATATTTTTATATTATATATATATTTAATAATAAAATGGTTTTGACCTGGTCAACCGTTCAAATATATTTTTTATATATATATCATGATATTAATATATTATATTTTAATATTTAATATTTATATTTTTGCTTTTTCTGGAGTTCCTTTTTATGAATCAATTATATATATATAATAATTAATATATTGTATATATAAAATATGATATTAAAAAAATAAAATGTTATTTAATTTAATTTAAAAATAAATTATGAAATAATTATAAATAAAAAATAATGACAATAAATATAATTATATTAAACTTTGTATAAAATAGATTGATAAATAATATAAATAATTAATTAAATAATATAAAATAAAGAAATAAAAACAGATTGAAAAGGAATAAAAAAAGGATCTTTTAAAAAAGATATATATATTAAAATTAATTTAATAATAATAATTATAATTATAATTATAAATAAAAAAGAATTATAAAAAGAATCATAAAAACAACTATAAAAAAGGATTTTGACAACCTTTTTCGATTTTCTAGACATTTTTTAAAATTTGTCTAAAAGCATAAAAACCCCAGTTAAAAAACTTTACTATTTTAACTATAAATAAACACGAAAACAAACAAAATAATAAAAAGTGTTTGAATATAGGGGGTTTTTCTGGGGGTTTTAGGTATCCCCACCCCTATTTTATGAACTACCCACCGAGAGCCGAGATACCCCTTTTCGAATTTCTAATCTCCCTATTGACTTAATTGGGACACCATAGTATAATAAGGCTAGAAAAGGGATTTTCCCTTTGACCTAAAAACCAAAAAAGAGAGGAAAACAACAATTATGTCAAAATTAAGAAGAATGAAACAAACCCAGGAAGCGAAGGAAAAATTTTATAGTCCAATGCTACAGCTATTACAGGATGTAAAGACCAAAGCAGAACTAAAAGAAATTTTAAAAATTTCGGATAGAGCAATAAGAGATGAGATTTCACAATGCTCCATGTATTATGCAGTCATAGCAACATCTGACAAGTCAGGATATAGACTAGCCAAAAAAATAGAAGAATTATCTGGAGAAAGTCTTTTACAAGAATTAGAAGAAGTAGAACACCAAATTCATGAAATTAGTTCTAGGATCAAATGTTTAAAGAAAAGGCTAAAGCCATTGATAGCTTACAAAAAAGTCGCAGAGAAAAAATTGGGTGGAAATTTATAATGAATAAAATCCTTATAATTTCAAAATACGACGGTGGTTGGTGTTTTACATATTCCGTATTAGAAAATGGAATAGAAAACGACAGGGGCAGAGAAGAAAGAGATTTAGAAAAATTTGGCTTGTATGATAAAGAGTGGAATTGGTTTGATGAAAAATATATCAATAAAGACAATAAAGAGATTCAACAATTCGATTTAATCATCTTCTGTGATGACGGTGGGATTGAATACTATAAAAAAGGGAAAAATTATTAGGGGAGGTAGCCTATGAGATTATGGCACTATGATTTAATTCCATATTTACCAGATAGCCAGTTGATAGCTCAAAAAAGAGAATGTGATCTGATTTGGAAAGACATTAGCAATGGTAAAAAGACAAATCATATCCTAATCAACTATATTTGGGAGTATGATTCCTATAAAATGGAATTGTTTAGATATTACAATAAGTTGTATCATGAATTTAGAGTAAGAGGCTTTAAATTTAATAATAAGAGTGGCTATGAAAGAGCAACAACCAGTGGTTTATCCATTGTTAAACCTTTTAAAAACCACCATAACTTTAGATACCTATTACAATGCTTTTACAACTTGCAGGAAAAGTATGATAGAGGCCAAAAAGATTTTAGTAAAGAAAGATATAATGCTTTGGAACATTTTGTTGAAAAGAAAAGATTTATAAATAATATGAAAGAAATTTCAAATAATATGGAAAAATTCTCAAAAAATATGGAAAAATCATTAAATAATTCGGAGTAAAAATATGAAAAATAAAATCGGAGAATTAACTTTAAGGGAAGCAGAAGAATTGAGGAATTGCTGCGGACACATAGGCTTTATAAAATGCGAATGTTTGGATTGTAAATATTTTGATGAAAACGAATGTGATTGCAAATTATCATTTCTAGCTTATTTAAGAGGGATTAATTTAGACCAAGAAATCGAGGTAGAAGAATGAGTGAACTAGAAAAACTTTTAGAGAAAAATAAAAAAGAAATTTTAGATGTGGTTTCAAAAGAGTTGGACTTGCCTAAAGAAATGTTAAAAACAATTAAAGAATCTAATTTTAGAGAAAAAGTTTTTGACTTACCAAAAAAGGAGAATAGGCTATGACAAGCAAAGAAGATATAGAAAAATTAAGAAAAGATATTGAAATGGATATGTTAGACGATTCAAGCCTAGCGATATATGATTCAATAATTGTGGATTTAGAAAGTTTCCAAAAAACTGCAAAGAAAAATCCGAGAGAACTAAAAAGATTCAAGATAGATTTGCAACCTATGAAAAGCAAGTGCAATACTCATTATACAAATCATTTAGTCAATTATATAAGTTTTAACATTAAAAGTTGGGCGAATTGGGATAGACTTCCTATTACAATTACAGATACTACAACAAATAAACAACTTACGATTCATGCTAACGAGTGGATCAAATGGAAAGAAATGGTGTATGAGTGGTTAGGAATACCAAAAGAAGTGTTGGAGGTAATATAATGGAATATAAGAAATTAGAAAAGCCAATCTATTGGATCGGTTGGCAAAGGGGAAAATTTGTAAAGAGAAAATTCGTGGAATATCAAGCTGCATTTCCTAGATATTTAAGAGATACTGAAGGTAATGTAAGATTTTTTAGTAAATTTTGTGAAAAAAATATTGGGAAAGTTCAATATGTAGGTGGATATTCAAAGTATTCATATACTAGCTTTACAGATGTTGAAGAAGTCGAATTTTTAAAGATGATAGTAAAAAGAAATGAAGAAAGAATCCACCAAGAGCAAAAGAAAATTTCCATGATAGAAAGAGAAACCGAAAAAATGGTGGATTTAATTAAGGAGAAAGAAAAAGATGAATGATTATACAAAAGATTTTTTAAAATTATGTTTAGCCAAAAAAGATGTTGCTATTTTTAGTGATTGCACTGATGGTAGTGCAGAATTAGCTGATTACAATTATAGAGATGAACTAGCCAATTTTAAGCATTTAATTGAGGGAAAAGATTGGATTCTAACGGATGGCAATCTAACAATTTGTGGTAACAGTTATACAACACTACTAGATGAGGAAATAAACGATTATCATGGGTCAAAGATGGGAGATTATAAATTCGAGGTAAAAAAGTAATGTTGCAGCCAACTATTTTGATAACAGATCAATTTAATATTTATATACCAGAAATGTATGGTGCAGAAACATGGGGAAATGGTTATCACCAGGAATCCATGATATTCGAAAAAGGCACATGGAAAGTATGCGATTGGCACTATGGCGGTCAATGGGAAGAAGATTCATATATGGAGTATGAATTAGATGTTATAGCAACATTTGATTCTGTAAGTAAAGCGAGATCATTCCTAGTCGATAACGGTCATAAAGAGAAAGTTAAAGATTTAGACATTTTAGTTGATATGTATAAAAAATTTAAGGAGGCTTTCGGAGAAAAATGCAAAAAAAGGAGTGTTCGAAAGCCGAAAAAATCCTAGTTATGATATTCATTATCGTTATGATTCTACTTGCGATTTTCTATTGTACGTTATTGATAATCTATGGTAGGAAGCCTAGCGATGAAGTACCAGAATGGATTTTGTGGTTAATTTCAAGAAATAGGAGATGAAGGAAAAATGAGTAAAGAATATTTAGAAGCATATTTTAAAATCGACCACACATTATGTTTAAATAGTCAAAACATAAAATTTGGAATGGATGCAGATGAACATATAGATTGTCAAAATATAGATGAAGTAGTTAATTGTTTAGAAACTATCAAAGAAGCCTTACAACGCCTAGAATCCATAGACAATGCAAACCCTAGTGAAGCTTTGAAATGTTTAGAAGAAATAAGAGAAAGATTTAGTGATGATAGTAAAGGAAATAATAGTTGGGGATTTAAAATATCACAAGAATTAAACACTATCAAACAAGCCTTACTAAAGGCACAAGAGCCAAAGCAATATCTTAAATGGGAAGATTTAGAGTTTGAGAAAAAAGAGCAAACAATGAAAGTGTTGTTGAATGGAAAAATGTATCTTGTTAAATATGCAAATGAGTGGTTTTGTGGTTGGGGTAATAGGGTACATATTACAAATGGTACTTACGTTTTATGTACTTTAGGTGATGGAATGAAGCAATTTTTCAATGATTTACATTTAGAGAGGGTGGAAGAATGAGAAAATATGATTATTTAGTTTTAGATATTTTTAGTGGCAAATATTTACATTTAGCTTCTAACAATAGATACAAAAATGGTACTATTGTTAAAGGCTTTGAAATAAAAGAATTATTAAAAATAAATTATTAGGGGGTAAGATTATGAAGAAAACTATAAGAGAACTAATAAAAAAACCTAATGCAAATAGAAAGGTTTTAAAAAAGGCTTTAAAGAGAGAAATTAAGGTTTTATACATAATGGGTAAATTCCCACCTAGATTTTATGCTTATAAAATGATGTTAAAGAATATTAACGCTACTATTCTTTTCCCTGAAATTTTCAATGAGGAAATACTTGATAAAGAAATAGAGGTGGAAGAATGAGCAGATTAACTGAAAAAGTAAAGAATACTGATGACTACATAAAACTACCAACAAAAGATAAACAGGAGTTTATCAATAAGTTAGGCAAACTAGAGGATTTAGAAGAGCAAATAGGCTGTCCGTTAGAGGTATTTGTAAAGGCATTAAAAGAAGGAATATACCAAGAGGATGGTGGCAGAAGAAGATTTCCTTTTATTGAATACAACAGTGCAACAGATAAATTCTTTTTTGGATTTGGAACTTATTGTAATGTTGAAGATTATAAAAAGACTTGGTTTTTGAAAGAGGACAGGAGTGAATAGTATGTATGTAAGAACAAAAGACGGTGTGTATGATACAAGTAAAGGATTATATACACCTAGTATTAAGATGTATGCTATTGGAATAAAAACTATTTATGAAGATGATATTCTCAAACAAGCCGAAACCATAGAAGAATTGTGTGATGAGTTTGTGGCTTTAATTCAGCCTGATAATTATGAAGAATATGGCTCTCTATTAAGTGATTATGATGATATGGTAAGGCTATTTAAGAAATATCCTAAAAACATATTCTATGGTGCAATATGGACTAAATGGGGTTTGAAATATGTTGCAAAAATGAATGATAAAGGGGAATTGGAATTGATATGAAAGAATTAAGATTAAAACCAATAAAGAATATACCAATGGGGGAGTTATCTGCATTTGTAAATACGGTTTATGATAATTTTTTCCACCAGATTAGCAATTTGGAAGATTCATTAAAGAATGAGAATGAGCCACTGCATTATCTATTATTAAAAATAAGATTAGAAGAAGTTAGAAATGCTTTAAAGATGTTTGAAAATGTTGTTGATAGTTGTACTGAATATGATGTGGAAGTGGAGGCAAAAGAATGATAGAAATTATTATATGCTTAATTATTTGGTTTTGGGGATTAACTCCATTATGGTTAAATATATTACTTACAATATTATTATTCTTTAGATTCTCATGGCGATTATTATTAACTATAACAAAGATTTTTAAATTAAATAAAGAATTAGAAGAAAGAGAGAAAATAAATAATGAACTTTTGCAAAAACAATGAATGTTCGAGGTGCGGTGGTTGTTGTACACCATTCTTACCAATGACAAAAAGCGAGGTAAAAACAGTTAAGGAATATTTAAAAAAGAATCCTCAAATAAGAGAAAGAGCGTTGAATCAACCATTCTTTAAAGGAAATGATATTTATGTAAGATGTTGTTTCTATGATAGCGATAAAAAAGAGTGCATGATTTATCCAGTAAGACCTTTTATTTGTAGAGCCTATAAATGTAATCAAGATGAATCGAAAATCGAAAATAACAAGAATTTTATTGAATCTAAAGCATATTACAATACTAATGCTAAAACAATTCATGATTTTAGAAGTTTGTTATTTAATGATTATAGAATGGTAGTGTTAGCTGTTGGCGATAAAACCAAAAAGAAGCCAGAAGAATTATTAGATTTCTTTAAAGAGTTAGGTAGAGAAGATATTGTAATAGAGCTTGAAAAACAAATAAAGATATTTAAGGAGAATGAAAATGAAAACAAAGAGTGATTATGCGTTATTGTTATTCTTGTTAGCAAGTAGTGAGGATCATACATTATTTGCAAAACAAGAGGCACAGAAAATATTAGAGAAAAAGAAAATTATTTTAAAAAAGAATGAGGAAACTTCAGTAATAAGCTCACAAGCAGCAAAAAATCTTAAAAAGCATTTCGGAATAAAATTCGAAGAGGAAAAATAATATGTTAGGTATATTCAAAAAGAATAAGAAAGAAAAAACTGAAACTATTAAGAAGCCGATTTATAAGCAGAATAATAGTTCTAGAACGATTACAATTATTTGTCCTTATTGTGAAACTGAATTAGCTGAAGTTTATTGCATGAAAATAAATGATGTAAAATTTGAAAGTTGTCAATATTGCGGCAAGAAATTAGATATGTGAGGAAATAAGAAATATGAAGGAAGAAGATTTAAAGTGGGCGATTAAAACCATAAAAAAGAAGAAAGTAAATATTGGAGTCTTGCTTATGAGTGATAACTTTCAAGAATACAACACTTTAATATTTCAAAAAGAGATTCTAACTCATAGAGAATTTACTAAATTAAAAAGAATTATAGTAGAGGTGGAATAATGGAAATTAAAGAGTTTGTAAAAGAGATTATTGCTAAATATGGCAAGTTACAATTAGTAATAGCCATTGAGGAAATGAGTGAGCTTACAAAAGAAATCTCAAAAGATTTAAGAGGAAAAGGAAATCGTGAGCATATTATTGAAGAGATGGCTGATGTTCAACTTATGTTAGATCAAATAAAAGAGTATTATAATATTAGTCAAGATGATATATATAAAATTAAAAGAAAGAAAATATTAAGAACACAACAAAGATGCCTAGAATCTAAAGTGGAAGTTCAAAAAGAAGAAACAGAAGAAAAGAATCAAAGTGTTTTTGATATTTTAGAGGTGGCAGATGGAAACTAATATAAGAATCCTAATTACTTTTTTAATGATTGTTTTAGTTATAGTATCTTTTGGATTTGGATATTTTATGGCATCCACTAGAGCGGAAAATAGATTTTTCAATGCTCAAACAAAATTAGCTAAAATGAGAATGGATATGCTTTTTAAAGAAAAAGAAAATTTTAATAATATGAGAATCAAAAAAGTGGATTCTAAAGATTTACCACCAGACTTTATAAAATTTATAGAGGAATTAGAAAAAGAGGAAGAAGAGGAAGAAAACAATGGAAAATAGAATTTTATTAAAACTAAACAAAGTAGCTAGTGATTACACAAGCAGCAAGAATTTAATCAAAAATATTAACAAAAGATTTAAGGATGAATTTAAAGTTTTATCATGCGAGGAATCTGGTTGTGGTTATAGAGTTGTAACAGTTTTAGATATTGGAAATAATACATACAAATATAAATTATATGAAAAAGACAATCAAGTATATTTTAAGAATGAAAATTCAAAAGATAATTACAATTTAGATGATGTAGTTACAATTCTTACAAGTGGAAATGTAAAGTTTGAGCTAGACAAAATCACAATAACTTTAGATGATTTAACAGCAGAAGATTATGGAATTATGTCAAAAATCTTTGGGAGATAATTATGGGAAGAAAAAATGTTGATATTGATCCAGAAGAAATAGTTAAATATATGTTAGAAACTGGCAAAAGTATTAGATAT